TCTCGGACATCCTGTTCCAGACCGTGAACCTCGGCGTGCTGTCGTTCGAAGAGCTGGCCACACAAATGGGCGACTGGATCGGTCTCGCCGCACAGGCCAAGGTTCCCCTCGAGGATGCTGCGGCAGCGATGGCTCAGATGACCCTGTCTGGCATCAGCGCAGCTGAGTCTGGAACCTCCGTTGCACGGGTGATCACCTCATTCCTGAAGCCGTCGCAGGACATGACCGCAGCCGTTCTGAAGCTCGGTCATGCATCTCCCGCTGCCATGCTGGCGACCCTCGGACTCCGTGGTTCCATCGAGGAGTTGAACAAGACGGCCAAGGGGTCTCCCACGATCCTCTCCGGGATCTTCCAGGAGGCTGACGCCCTGAAGGGTGTCCTCGCACTTACTGCCGGTGAGGGCAAGCAGTACGCCAAGACCTGGGACCTGATCAATGACCGCACGACGGTCGCCGGTGCAACCTCTCGGGCCTACGGAGAGCAGACCAAGAGCCTCTCCGCCTCCATCAAGCGACTGACGAGTATGATGAACGCCCTTAGGATCGAGATGGGCAACTACCTCATCCCGACAGTGCAGTTCTTTGTGGGGATCCTGTCGACGTTCGTCTCTGCCGCCAACGCCCTGCCGAAGCCACTCCTGGCGATCTTCACCTACTCCAGCGCCATCGGGGGCGTCCTAGCCATCCTCGGAGGAATCCTCTTCGCCTCTGCCGTCAAGGGCATGCTGTTCAGCAGGGCCATGTTGATGCTGAACAAGGTCTTCAAGACCGATCTCTTCCCGTCAGTCAGTGGAATGATCCCGCTGATCCAGCACATAATCACGCAGTGGGCTGCCAGCACCAAGATCGGGCATGGGTTCGCAGCTGCACTCGTTGCTCAGGGATCTGCGCTGAAGGGCTATGCGACGGCTGCCGCTCTGGCCGCTGTCGCTGTGGTGGCGATCATCATGGGTATCGGCTCCTACTCGATGGCCATGCGTGGTGCCGCCAAGGAGGCGAAGGCGTTCATCGAGACGCAGGACAGCCTCCGGGAGAGCTCAGTCGACTGGAAGGGCTTCTCCGCCGGTCTCGATGCCTACCGCAAGAAGATCGCAGACCTGAATGGCGACCTGGACGCCATGACCAAGATGAGCGATGGGTTCGCACCCTTCCGGCTCCTGAGCGCCGGCATCGGCATGCTCACTGGGAACGACAAGATCCACCAGACGGCCGAGCAGATCAAGATCTTGGGGGAAGCCTACGAACTCTCCGCCAAGCAGATGGAGACCTCGCATAGGAACGTGCTCACTCTGTCGAAGGCCATGGGGGTCAGTTACGAGTACGTCGAGAAGCTCGCCAAAGCGAATGGGATCGACCTAACGACTTCTCTGATCGATGCCGACGAGGCTCATCGGATCCTGAACTCGACAGGCAAGGACACCTACCGCACCAACGACAAGATCGCTGCCGCTATCATCCTGGCTGCCGAGGCTGAGAGGACCGGGGCTGCCGCAGCGGGTTCACTCGGACAGCAGTATCGGCAGCTGAAGGGGCTGACCTACGATCAGATCGAGTCGACCATCGAGCTGATTGACAAGCAGAAGCAGCTCAACCAGTTCCTGAACGATGCTGGGTCTGCCACGACACACTTCTCGTCTCACTTCGCTGACCTGGACGACGCCGCTCAGAAGGCTGAGAAGCTGGCCGAGGACACCAAGCGACACTCAGAGGAGATGGCCTCAGCAAGCAAGGACATCGAGTCTGCTGACCGAGATCGTGTAGATGCCACGAACAACCTGATCGACGCACAGCGTGAGCTCCAGGCTGCGCAGAGGGATGCACTTCCTAACTCCAGGGCGATGATCGATGCCACCAGGGCTGTCACTGATGCACAGGAAGAGCTCGACGATGCGAAGCGTGATGCGCTCCCGACCTCTCGTGAGATGGTTGATGCAGACCTCCGGGTCGAGCAGTCCGAGCGAGATCTTGCCAAGGCGCAGAAGGACTCCGAGAAGGCCCAGCTTGATCTGACCAAGGCTCGGGAGGATGCCGCTCAGGCTCTCGTTGATCTCGAGCAGGGCAACAGGTCCGCAGTGCTCGATCAGCGTTCTGCTGAGCGAGAGCTTCGTCGGGCTCAGGCTGAGCTGGCAAACATCAACATCAACCCAGACCCCACCGATACCACTTGGAAGCCTCCCACTGCCGATGAGATCCAGGAGGCGCAGGACGCTGTGGCACGAGCCCAGCTCCGCCTGGAGGATGCCAACGAGGCGGCTGTCCGAGCGCAGCAGGAGTTCAACGAAGCCCAGCAGAACGGCGTCGACAAGTCCCCAGGAGTCATTGCGGCCCTGGAGGCTGTCGAGGCTGCGAAGCTGAACCTCTCTGCCGCTGACCGTGAGGCCGTCCGCTCCGTGGAGGACCGGGCCACCCTGCATGAAGCTGCCACTGAGCGAATCAAGGTGGCAGAGGAGGGGCTCATGCGTGCGACCGAGGATCGCACGAAGGCTCAGGAGGACGCCGCCCTGCGGGTGCAGGAATCTGCCAAGAAGGTGGAGGACGCACAGATCAGGGTGAGGGATGCAGTAGAGAAGGCCCAGGAGGCTGCCGCTACCTACGCTGAGATTGCTGCCGGCAAGATCGAGGAGGCTGACGACAAGAAGGAGCGCAGCCTCAAGGATTACATCGCCGCCATGGGCGGTGCTAACCGAGATGCTTCGACCGCCTGGCAGGACTACCTCTGGGTCGTTCAGAATCATGGTGATAAGGTGGCTGCTGAGCTCATAACTATGGGCGATGACGGCGTCAAGATCATGCACCTGATGCGCCTGGGTGTGCATGGTGAGGTCCTCGGGATGAGCGACGAGGCGACCGAAGAGTCGAAGCTCATGGCTCATCGCATCCGTGAGAACATGTGGCTCACCGGGCGTGAGGCCACCATCGCCCTCGACATCAGCCTCTCTGCCACGGCACTGAAGGCTGGTGAAAAGGGCGATCAGATCCGCCGGGCACTGACTGACAAGCTCGGTCTCCTGCCTGACGACATCAAGCGAATCTCCTCAACCTTCGGTGTCGACCTTCTCTCCGGTGTCGACCCTCTGCTCAAGGCTCTGAACGTTCAGGTGGTGGAATCTGTCACCAAGAACCCGACCTGGAAGGAGCCGACTAGCGGGTACCAGATGGGTCCGGACGGGTGGGGCTACTACTCGTCGTGGGAGATCCAGAACTGGACGCAGGGGCAGCATCGTGTTCCCGGAAGGGTTGATCGAGCAGATGGAGGTTTCCTTCCTCGGGAGGCGACCTACCAGTCTCCGAAGCATGATCTTGTCCAGTGGGCTGAGCCCGAGACTGAGGGTGAGTGGTTCATTCCGGCAGCCAAGTCGAAGCGTGGCAGGTCTACTGCGATCCTGGCTGATGTCGCCAACCAGTTCGGATATCAGCTCACCAAGTACGCTGCTGGAGGGTTCCGCTCTGCGGCAGATGTCCCAGAAGCTCCACATGGCATGTACGGTGGCCCTCTCGGGTCTGCCACAGATGGCTTCCTTGGTGAGGTCAGGGACCGCACCGTTGGCATGGTTGTGCTCTTGCGATCTCTCGGATTCGTAGATGGCGGGCATCGTGGACCAGCAAACAAGGGCTCAGTGTGGGAGGTCAAGTATCCCAAGGGGTGGACCTGGCACGGAAAGAACGTGCTTGACCCGAACAAGAAGCGGTACGGCATGTCGGAGTACCCAGACGGGTTCATCCATGTGTCGAAGATCCGCAAGCTACTGCCGTGGGTCCGCGAATGGAACAAGACGGCATACAAGTACCATCCCGGTGGCAAGGGAGACGAGACCCATCTGGCCGCCATGGGGTACTCCAAGAAGGATGGCAAGCCTGCTGTCACGACGGCCCCTGTCACGCCCACTCAGGCAGCCCCTACGAGCCCAGGAGCAGGCTCCGGAGGGCAGGCCCAGCCCAAGCTGCCGGACTACTCCAACGGTGTCCCCTGGTGGCTGACCGGGTGGAACTACCAGATCAACGATCCGACCTCTCCATACTGGAACCCGTGGCAGCACTGGCGCCCAGGTGATGAGTGGAAGCCTCGCATCCCGGGGCATCCGACGGAGCACGTTCCTCCGCACGAAGTTCCTCCGGGTCCTCCCACTGAGAGCACGAATCCTCCCGGGCCTCCCGGGATGAGCGGTGGTCTCCTTGGTGGAACTACCGGGCCTCACTACCCTCCTGTCAATCCCTACGACCCGATGGCAGTTCATCCTCGTGGGTACGGGTACACCTGGCTCACCGCACCAGTTCCGACGCAGGGCACCTCATCATCCTCTGCCACTGCTGCGACCAATGCTTCTGCCGCTGCGGCAGCGAAGCCCAAGCTGCACCACCCTCCGAACATGCAGGAGTGGGAGCACAAGGGGCTGACCTACACCCCGCAGCCTGGGTTCGGCGGATGGTGGCTCGACAAGCGCAAGGATTACCGTGCGTGGTCGCTTCGTGACGACTCGGTCGCATACTGGGCGGACAAGAAACATAAGGCCGTCAACGATCCCGATCCTGAGTCTGCCAGCATGGCCAAGACCATCATGATGTTCTTCAGCAAGGGCGTCAAGGGTGCGAAGACCTTCGACCAGGGTGGTACTCTCGAGCCTGGTTACAACACGGTCTTCAATGCCACTGGTCGCCCTGAGCGCCTCGTTCCGGCCAAGTCCGGTTCTGGTGGTGACGCCATCGACTACGATAAGTTGGCGAGGGTGATCATCAAGTCCGTTCCTCCCAGGGAGATCAAGGTGGATGCAAGAGGAGTCCAGAACCCGTACGAGATGGCTCGTCGTACCTCGCTCCTCATCGGTGATGACATCTCGTCCATGGGAGGTCTGTGATGCCAGCCGGTGACCTCCTCCCAACCGACATGGAGGAATTCGGAGAGATCTACGCTGCCGAGATCAATGGACTCCTCATGGGATACACGTCCGCCTATCGGATCAGTGGGATCAGCGGACCAGGCGATGTGAAGATCAGGCGCATCACGGACGACAACGGCCTCGGTCCTGGAAGCTCGAACGGGTATGACTTCCTCAGCTCTGTCAACTACGACATCCAGGGATGGTGCCACTCCGGGTCTGCCAGCACTGGAGAGATCGCCATCGACGCTCTATGGCAGGCATGGAACCCTCCGGAGGGTGCCGTCGACGTCGAGCTCCACCTGTGGCGTCCAGGATTCGGACATCAGTACGTCACTGGCAGGCCAGTCGACATGACCCCGGTCCGTGAGTTCATGCCGGGAGGGTACTTCACCTTCGTCGCCACTTTCGAGGCCTCAGATCCGATCCCGACCCAAGTGACGGTGCTCCCATGATCTCAAGGTACGCATTGGATGAACTTTCCATCGACGGGTTCAACGCCATCACTATCGGATGCCTGCTGCTGAATGGATCCTCCACTGCCGGACCGACCCCGCAGGATCGTTACCTCTCTGATCTGGTGCTGGCCGGCAACGAGGTGGACGTGGCTGACACGCCAGACTATGCCAGGGTGATCGTTGGCTCGGTCCTGGCAGAATGGGACTCGCCAGACCAGAAGGCACGCTTCCACTGTGGGTCTCCCAACTTCGGAGTTCTCACAGGTGGAGACTTCGGCGGGTACATCTTCTACGAGGATGGCGCCACCGACGCAGACCGCAAAATCCTTCGCGGCATCGACGGGCTCACCCCATTCGAGTTCGACGGAGTCACTGAGTTCATCCTGCAGGTGAACGCTGCCGGTCTGTACGTCAAGGAGAACGGCTGATGGTCGACCTCTCCACTGAATCTGTCAAGGTTGTCAGTCCTCCCATCACGTACTCCGAGGGGCGGACCGATGGGCTCCAGGGTTGGAAGTTGACCGTCAGTGAGCGCAGCGGAGAGTGGGTCCAGGATCTTGCTAACTCTCTGAAGGGTGCGAAGCTCGACGAGAAGGAGGGAGAGCCTCCGACGCTCACGTTCAATGCAAACGCATTCAATGGTGATGCCAACGAGGTTCGTCTCGTCACTCGTGAGGTCCAGCTCTACCTGGACGACGACCTGATGTTCGTCGGCCCCACCCTCCAGAGGTCGGCAGACTGGAACGCAGTGTTCGACAAGTACAAGGCGTGGGGAGTCGAGTGGTACCTCGGCAGGAAGCTGTTCGGTGCACTTGGCTCGTACCTCGGCGAGCCGAGGGTGTTCCCGGAGAGTGGCGCAATCTCAATGAGCGCCTACGGGTTCGGCTTCACGGTCAGAGTCGCCGTTATGGTGACCATCAATCCAGCCTTCACCGGCAGCACTCCTGGCCTGATCGTCCAGTGGTCGTCAGGCATGTTCAACCGTGGAGAGGTCAGAGTCCCTATCACTCCAGACCTGCCGAGGGGTGCAGAGTTCGAGATGACCGGGTCCATCACGATCCCGTCAGGCATGAACTTTGTGACGATCAATGCGAGCCTGGACACGACCGGGGCGTCCACTGGGCAGATCACACGTGGTGACTTCATCGGCTACTTCGAGCAGGTGATCGGACTGGACACCTACGCCAACGGCGTCCAGTACGTCCCGGAGAAGGTGTGGGCCCAGTCGGTGGCGCTCACCAAGGGCACCGACCTGAACATCGGCTACGCAGAGGACCAGCCGGAGCTTGGTCCGCTCAAGTTCGAGGTGCCCGACATCATCGATGTCGCATCCCTGTTCGACCAGGGGTTCGCCAATGGCACCTACCAGTGGAAGTTCGTGAACACCAGGACTACCAGAATCCTGACGATCTTCCGCCCCATGGTGGGCCGTGACATCGACCCCGGAGAACTGACGCTCTACACCGACGGGATCAATGGCAACATCAGCCAGTACTACATTCAAGAGGATGGAACCAAGGCCCGCTCGAAGCTCACCGAGGTTGGTGAGGACGGCTGGCGAGGGACGGCAAGATTCCCTTCTGCATGGGGTGGCCTTCTCCTGGAGGAGGAAGAGGGTGCCCCGGCCAACACCCCGAAGGATCAGCTCGAGACCGTTGCATTCAACAAGCTCCGTGTGAACATTGGCCTGATCAGGGCTCTAAAGGTCAGGCTGCCAATCAGTCTCGTCAAGACCTTGAAGCTTGGCGACCGTGTGTTTGTCGATATAAACCACGGAAGCAGGCAAGTTCAGGAAGTTCATCGCGTCGTCTCTCGAGAGATTGAGATCGGCAAGCCGTTCTGGAATGCAGAACTGACGACTAACCCACCGGGAGACTAGACATGGCCGCTCCACTCAGCATGTCAACTATCCAGTCGAGCTTTGACAAGGTGTTCAAGAAGCTCAAGGAACTGGACAAGAAGATCTCTACCTTGTCAGCAAAGGGAACTGCTACTCGTTTCGTCGCATTGAGAGATGTCATTTGGGACACAGCCAACGACAGCGACGACCCTCCAAAAGAGGGGAGTGTCCCACGCTGGAACACTGATACGCAGAAGCTCAGCCCTGGCGGTGGCCCTCCCATCTGTAAGATCTTCACGCCTTCGGGGACGCTCTCTCCAAAACTGATACTCGTAGAGGTGCTAGCAACATCCGACGAGATGGACTTCACTAAGCCAAGTCTCGTGACGGTCACTGTTCAGGTCGACGGGGACTTCGTGCCAAAGCCAGTCACTGAGAACTATGTCGGAGCTGGAGAGCTCTCATTTACTTCTCCCCCGTCAGGGATTCCAGACACAGAGGTGAGCCTCTCCGGAGCAACCGTCACGTTCAATGGAACTCAGGGATATCTCCAGTGGAATACAAATCCAACTCTGCATTGGGAGGAGAATCCAATCATCGACCTCCTCGGTGAAAGTCAAGTTTTTGGTTCTGGTGGAAATGGACATAGCCGCATCGAGAACATCAACTACTTGATCAGGCAGCATCCAGGCCTCAATGGCTCCGAATATCGCACTCCGGAATGTCGTGTCATCCTCCTTGACGCTCTTGTGCCGTTCTGGAATGCAGAACCAGTTCCAACACTCGAGTACGCAGAGACTTCGTTCTGGCCGGACGAAACGAATGGAGTAACCCTCCAGTGGGTCTACTCCAAGGGACAGCCGATGGTCATCGTCTTGCTCAGCGATCTAGACAATGTCTACGACGAAGAATACACTCTCTACGTCCTGACAAGGGTGTTGCCACTACCATGAGTCTAGAGACGAGTCACTTCTCCCAGTTGATCATCTCCGTCATCTCGATGACGGCAGGATTGGAAACGCTCCTGGCGTCATGGCGCAGTCTGTCTGAGTATCGCCTTTGGAGGTCAATCCTTGGAGTGTCAGTAATCTTCTTGTCCATTTCATACTGGATGGACCTCTCTCACATGTTCAGCGAAGAACTGATACGTGAAGTCCGGCGTGGTCTGGCATTCGTCTTGTATACATCAGTCTTCATGACGTCAAGGTCAGTCTTGAACTTTTGGGGTCGAGAGGCGAAGAGACTCCAGACATATGGCGAAGAAATCGAGAGTGGCTGAATGTCAAACTCCAATGTCTCATGGATAGCAGGCATTGCGGCTCTCGTAAGCGGCACTGGTGTGGCAGTCGTTCAGAACATATTTGAACATAGAAAAAGCGGAGCTGAGACATCACAGATCGTGCAGAAGACCTACAGCTCCATCATTGAAGATCTCAATAGACAGATCGACACGCAGAACGAGCGATTCTCACACGAACTTTATGAAGCAGAGGCCAGGTGTGACGATATGGTGGAGAAGATGGAGATGAGGCTCACGAGTCGCATCCGGGAACTAGAGTCAGAGCTAGAGACACTCCGACACAACACAAACAGGGAGAAATGAAATGCTCGACCTCAGTCGTGAATCAGCTCGTGCCTACTGGTATCGGATCTTTCTTGTGATCATCGCCATCCTAACCGTCAAGGGGGTCGTCACTGAAGAAGAGGCCTCGTACTACGGAGCTTTGGTTGCCGCCGTACTTCCGACAGCCCTGGCAGCCAAGAACACCTCAACCAGTCAGGAGAACGATCGGTGAGATCTAACTGGTCTGTCGAAGAACCAACATCGGAGGACTTGGCACCAGAAGGCGCTGAGCATGACTGTGACGGAGCGACCGACGAAGAGGTCGACGTCCTTGACTTTGGCGGGGAGGCATTCTGATGAGCACAGACATGGAGAAGCATGGGTGGGGTCCCGGATGGCCTCACTGTCAGGGAGGCAAGATCAAAACGCTTGTCCGCAAAGACGGACTAAGGATCGCACTACGGGAAGAGTTGATCCCCCTCTTCGTCTACCTGTTCGACGAAACTGAGCGCCGTGGCTACGACATCGTTCCCAACTGGACGTGGGGCTACGCCTGCCGAGCCGTGAGAGGCAGTCGGACTGTCGGCAGCAATCACTCAAACGGCGGCGCCGTCGATATCAACGCCCCAAAGAACCCGATGAAAAGCCCACCCATGGTAACTGACATGCCAGGTTGGATGCCGATTCTCTGGGAGGCGCACATGTTCCGCTGGGGCGGGCGCTACCGCAACCGTCCGGACGCCATGCACTACGAGTTCTGGGGCACCCCGTCAGATGCTGAGCGGATCATCCGTGGGCTCGGAGAGAGCTCGACAAATCCGGCTCCTGCCGCAGCACTCCGGGCGAACCAACTTCCGATCGTCCTCCATAAGGGGAACAAGTCGGATCCGTATACCAAGAGCTACCTGATCGAGATCTACCAGACGCTCCTCAACAAGTGGATCGTCAGGTACAAGCCGAAGCAGGTGCGTGGCCTGAAGCTACTGAAGGTGGATGGCACCTACGGTCCGACTACCGCCAACTACACCATCGCATGGAAGAGTTGGATGATCCAGTTCCAGAAAGACTTCAAGTTGGCTCGGTGGCCTGACACCAGCACCTACGTCGGTGCACTCACTTTCGGTGCACTCCAGAAGTTCACGTCGTAAGGTCGTGGAACTTGTTGGATATGCGATCAAGGTTTGTCAGCTCTCTGCTGAATAGCGGGAGCATCTTCATTGCAATCTTGGGTGCGTCCATCTGGACTGCAATGGTGCATACCGAGGATCTCTGGGATGTCGATACAAAGACGAGCTCCCTAAGAAACTCCTCTGCGTCTATCTGAGCGCCAAACCTCTTCTCTGCCGGACCGATGCTGCCGAGATCGACTGGCAAGGTCTCTCCGATCAACCGCCCCCACCCGGCATTCAGTTGGCTGAACAGATGGGCCAGCATCCTCATCAGCTTCTTATCGGCTGACAGCTGCCTCGCCGTGGCGTCTCCGCCGATCCGCCTAGGCATCTGCCCAGCCCAGATGGCAGCCTTCCAGTAGAAGGTCAGAGACTCGATCTTGGCATCGCAGAACTCACGAGACGACCACGAGGCCAGGGTGTCCCGGTCGAGCTCCAGGTCTTCACTGTAGAACTCTATTACTCTTGATTTATCCATTGGTCCCTAAGCCCTTGCGAGTGCGGTCAGGTACTAGGCGCAGGTCGGACCCTAGGAGGCTGGCAGGGGCCAAATTAGCCACATGCCTGGCCACGCTAGGGTCCGACCGCTGGTCGTAACTCCCCAGAGTTGTGGGTCAGACAGCCTTGCGGGCCGACGCCGGGTTGAACAACCACTCACCGACGGGAATCTCCTGCTCCCACTCGCTCGAGGGAACACCGGCCTGGCTGAGCCGGTCCACCTTGCTCCTGATCGAGCACGCTCGGTCGAAGGAAGCCTTGAACGGGCAGTGCCCCAGCTGGTAGCAAGCGGGCCGGAACATGGCGCTGTTCGCAATGGCCTTGTACTGCCATGCGTCAGATCCATTGACGCCGTCCCGCTCTCCGTGGATCCTGATCTGCTGAACGATCTGCGTGAAGACCGAGCGCCAGTGGAACTGAGCCTGGGTGCACAGTCGGTTGCCGGCATGGGCGATCAGGTTGCGCATGTCGGTCGTCATGTGCATCCGGGTGGCGGTGCAATGCGGAAGAAGTCCCCGAGCATCCTCAGCCGGCATTCCGGCATTGACCAGCTCCCCATACACCTGATCGATGTGGCGAAGAACCTCGTCCCATTTGACCCTCCACTTCTGCTCGTCGGAGTTGTAGGTGTAGTCGGTGTCCGGGTCGGTCGCCTTGGTACCGAACAGGCTCGGGGGAAGCGAGCAGCTGTGCTCCAGATCGTCCTTGACGGCGAACCTCATGGACTCCTGGGCGAACACAGCCGTCCGCTGCCGGACCACCTGATGGGTGAAGGCCCGGTCCACGCCCTCGAATAGAAACTGGAGCTTGATGTTCTCCAGCGGAGCCTGAAGGTGGGTCTTCTGGATGTTCTCGAGCGCCTTGATCCGCATCTCGTCGGTGACGTCCGCCATGCTCCTGATGACGTTGCCCTCGTACATCTCGTTGTACGAAGCCAGAGCACCCAGTGGGTCAGGCGTCATCCAGATCATCGTGACCTTGGGCTGGACGCCGTACATCTCGTCCCAGTCGTCCTGGCTGAACGCTTCGGCATGGAACTGGGCCACGTCGGCCCACTTGAGGGGCAGGTTGCTATCTGTCATTTCTGTTCTCCTACTGGCTTGTACATGGAAGTTGTTCTGCGGGTGTCCCACGACACCGTGCTCGTGACGACGTAGATGCCGTCCTTGTTGAAGTCGTGGGATGTTGACTGGATCATCTGGAAGTGAGCCCCGATCGCATCGGCAGGGAGGTGGATCCTCTCACCATCCTCGCAGACAGCCTCGACGCTCACGACCTTCTTGGAGGCAGGCATCAGTCCGGGAGCTTCCTGACCTCTTGGCGGCTGAGATGCGCCTGCTCCCTGAAGAAGTCCGACAGCTTCTCGAGGTTCTCGATGGTCTCGGGAGACATCACCTCCAGCGCCGAGTCCTCACACAGCTCGGTGAGCGCCAGGATCTGATCTGCGTAGGTGTCCAGGGCGTTCGCTGCGAAGCGGTCCTGCCGGCGGATGACGATGGCGTCTGGTACGGTCTCCACACCGTCCTCGTCGAAGCCGGCCACTTCCAGCAGACCTTCGTAGTCGTGTCGTCTGAGTACGACGTACTTGTCGTTCTTGATGACCATGTCACTGATATCGCTCATCATGCTCCTTCATCGGGGTTGATCACCCACATGTCTTTGACGTAGATTGCTCTGCGTGACTGGAAGCCACGCTTGACTCCCCTGATCAGTACCAGGTCGTGGTTCAGCCTGATAGACCAGATGCCTCTCTTGAACTTCGGGTACTTCCAACGGTCCCAAGTGATGGACAGAAGCTCTTCGTCGTCCACCCCGATACCTATGACCCACTCGTTCAGGTGCGGGTCCTTGACCTCTGCCGGATCGAGGGCCACTCCGGTCCTGGCGAAGTTCGATTCGAACAGGTCACGGAGGTTGCGGTGCTTCAGCACGCCAAGCCACACGACCTCGATGTCCTGGCCACGGCTGTACGGAACCTCCAGCGCCGTGTGGGTCGGGATGGGCAGCGGGCCAAGTTCTCCAGACTTGATGGCGTCGATGCCCTTCCTGACATGTCGCTCCAGCCAGTGGATGCCGTAGGGGTCGTCAGTGTTCTCGAACTCGAGGAACTTCTGGACCTTGGCCTTGCCGATGCCCTTGATCTCAGTGAGCTGCGACCACTCGAACTTGTGGTCAGGGTTCTCGGCGAGCTTCTGGTTGCGCCAGTCCTCGATCCACTGGCTGTTGTTCTCTCCGATGCCTGGCACCTGCTCCAGACCGCCCAGCAGACGACCGTTGGCCGCAGTCCAGCTTCTGCCTGAGTACTGGAGATCCGGAGGCTCGGCATCGAATCCATGCTTGTAGGCATCCCGCAGGAGCGACAGGTGCTTCTCGCCACCCTCGCCACCTGGCATCTTGCGGAGCGATGCGACGTAGAACTCGACTGGGTGGTGAACCTTCAGCCACATCGTCCACCAGGCCAGCATCCCGTAGCTCACGCAGTGCGCAGCGTTGAATGCATACGACCCCGAGGTGATGCACAAGCCCCAGATGTGCTTGGCCTTCTCCTCGTCGATGCCACGCTCCTCAGCACCCTGGCGGAACTTGTCCCACTGCCGGTTGAACTCCTGCTCGCCGAGCTTCTTGGAGATGATCTTCCTGATGTAGGCGGCTGCGGTCCAGTCGAACCCACCGATCTCACGGACGATCCGGAGGATCTGCTCCTGGTACACCAACTGGTAGTTCGTGCTCTCTGCGATGGCATCGTAGATGGGGTGGATCTTCTGTGGCTTCTTGCGCCCCATCTTGATGTCGATGTACTCGGCAGATGCGTTGTTGTGAAGAGGTCCTGGGCGAGCCAGTGCGTTCACATCGCAGACCTCCTTGAAGGAGTCTGGACGTAGCTCTGCATTCACCGACCTCATGGCTCTGCCGTCGAACTGGAAGACTCCGGTCACGTCGTTGTTGCGGAAGGCGTCGATCACCTCTGGGTCGTCCAGCGGGATGTCGTACAGATCAGTCAGGTCCATCCCGAGCAACCTGAGCGCCTCTGCGATCATGGTCATCGTGCTCAGACCCAGGATGTCAATCTTCACCAGGTTGTGCCGCTCAGCGTCGTGCTTGTCCATGCTGATGACCTGGGACAAGTGACCGCTGACCACACGCTCGTAGATCGAGCAGATGTCAGTGATCGGCCCGTTGCTCACCACCAACCCGGCAGCGTGAACACCCATCCCCTTGACATTGCCCTCGAGATCCATGGCCTTGCGGATGTCTGGGAACTCTTCGGCGATGGCTTGTGCCTGCTCGAACTGCTCGAACGTGTCCTCGATGGTGGCGCTGGCACGGAGGTCACCAGACGACCGCTCCAGCAGGAGATCCTTCACACCCTCCACCTTGTACTTCGGAATGCCAAAGACACGCCCGATGTCGTCCAGTGAGTTCTTGGACTTGTAGTAGGTGAAGGTGCCGATCTTGCCGACGCACTCACGACCGTACTTGTTGGCTGCGTAGTCCTCGATCTCGTGGCGGCGCTCGCTGTCGAAGTCCAGGTCGATGTCTGGCAGGTCCATCCGGGTGATGTCGATGAATCGCTCGAACACAAGGTTCGGGAAGATCATCGGGTCGACCTCGGTGATGCGCAACAGGAAGCACACCAGGCTTGCTGCTGCCGAGCCCCGGGCGGGACCGACTGGGATTCCCGAGTCCTTGGCGAACCGCACTATATCAGAAACGATCAGGAAGTAGTCGATGAAGTCCTTCTGCTCGATGATGGACATCTCGTACTTGAGCTTGTCGGAGTACCGCTTGCGCTCGGAGGCTGACAGCCTGTTCATGCCACGGTACTTCCACCCATCTTTCAGCCACTTGCGCCAGACGTCATCGGTGTCCTTGTAGCCAGGAGGCAACGGGAACCTCAGGGGCGGCAGCACTGGGATCTGAACGTTGCACCGCTGGCTGATGACCTCGGTGTTGACGATGGCCTCGATGGCCTGCTCCCTGGTGAGCCCAGTCCCCATCAGGCGACGCATCATGGCGCCGTCTGTTAGGGGAGGGCAGAGGGGCACGTTGTACCCCCAGTTGCGAGCCAGATCCTCCAAGCTCTGATTCCGACCCACAGAGTGCAGGATCTGCTGCATCTCGTTCTCATCCGGGCTGGTGTAGTGGACGTCGCCAGTTGCCACGATCGGAATGCTCAGCTCCTTGCTGAGGTCGACGATCATCTTGTTCAGGCGGCAGACGTTCTCCAGCTCAGGGAAAGCCTGAACTTCCAAGTAGTAAGCATCACCGAACGTCTTCTTGAATCTGCGGGCGACCTCTCTGCCTCGAGCGTAGGACGCATCCTCGGGATCGATGTTCTTTCCGCCCACCAGGCTCGTGGCAAGAAGAGAGCCCGTGCATCCAGATAGAACAATGAGTCCGTCCTTGTGCCTTCTGAGATTATCACCCGAAGTAGTTGGCTGGTAGTAGAAGTTTGACCAAGACTCCGACACAAGGCGAAGGAGATTGCGGTACCCATCAGGGGTCGCCGCCAGGACAGTGAGATGATTCTTGAGCTGAGTCTTGCCTTCACCGACATCTCCTGTGTAGACCTCGCACCCGAAGATCGGCTTGATGCCGGCCTTCTGTGCCGCCACTTCGAGCTTGACGTGGCTCGAGACATTGCCGTGCTCTGTGAGAGCGAAGCTGCCCATGCCGATCTCAGTGGCACGCCGAACGTGAGCCTCTGGCAGCTGGTACCCATCCATGTAACTGAACGTACTGTGGTGGTGGAGGCTCACGAATCTCATGGGCTTGGTGCGGTGGAATCCACGTGACGGCTCGTCGTCACCCAGAGACACCACACCATGCCCGAAGGCACTGCCCTTGATCGAATCGCAGGACTCACCCATCAGTCATCGTCTCCAACGAACAGTCCCGGTGTAGTTCGACGAATGAACTCCAACTTCCCGAACTCCATGATCCCTATGCACTCCGCCAGTGACATGTCAACATCATTCACGAGCTTCCACCTACTCTCCCCGGACTCAGGGTCGATCCAAGTGCAGATCGAGATGAGACCCGTCGGAATGACTGCTTCATCCTTGACAACTGATCGGAAGTATGCCTCGTCATCCTTGTCGAAGTCGACCATCAGATGCCCGTCCTGTTGCTCTCACGAAGGCAGCGGATGAAGAAGATGGCGTAGTTGATCAGGTCGAACGCATCGTCCGGGTCCGGAGTGGCAGCAGCCTCACCACGGCTGGCCTTATCGAAGAACAGGCGGCGGATGCGGCTGGCCTTGTGTGTCAGCTGGAACACGTTGCCCAGCCAACCGTCACGCTTCCACAGGTCGTTGTAGCGAGCGTTCCGCTCCTCGAACAGCTTGATGGCTTCCACCATGACACCCATCTGTTCGATAGTGGACTCTTCTGGCGTCACGCCAACGAGTCGAAGAAACTCTTCGATGATGTCGTGCGTCTTGTCATCCATGCTTTGCCCTCCAGGCTTCGAGATTGTCCATGGCCACCTTGGTCAACTGACCCATGGTACCCCGGCGTGGACGCTCACCGCTGGCTCCACGGTTGTGCGGGCGAGCCACCTGGCAGACCGGCAGCCCCAGAGCGTCGGCAGCGTCGTACTGCTCCGGCAGATCGTCAACGATCATGACGACTCTGTCGAAGTCGACGACCTCGCTGATGAGCTTCTGGTACTTGTCTTCGTCGTACAGGATGCCGTTCACTGGAAGTCCAGTCTGCTCCAACCACCACTGCGTGTCAGGGTCGACATTGCTCAGGCTCTTCCATGGCCTCGTGGTAGCGTACCAGATCTCGACGCCTTGATCGTGAAGCCACTGAACGAGTCTGGTCCCAGGGTCCTCGAAAGTCGGCATCGTCCTCTTCATGCCGCCCATGCGGAAAGCCAGCTTCGCCTCACGGTAGTCAGCCTGGCTGATCTTGAAGCAGTCCTCGAAGTTGCCCTCTCCGTCCCACCTGATGCCTCGATCGAACGCCCAACCTCCGAGGTTCCAGTACTGGCACACGAAGTTGGACAGGTGAGCGTGATAGTTCGCCAGCGTGCCGTCGATGTCGAACACCGCCACTGGCCTCACGACATGACTACAGGATGTGCACTTCACATGGCCCCCAGATCTGGATTCAGCCACTTGATGGTGTCGGAGTAGGCGTGGTGGGCGAGCTGGCTCTTGTCCCAGCGACCGTACCGCCCGACCTTGAGGATCTCCGGGTGCTTGTTGCTGCCGAGCCACTTGATTGGCTTCCTGACACGAACGGACCCTGGAACTTCGACCGTGTACTCGGCGCTGGACACACCCTGGATGTTGGAGGCCCGATAGCGGAAGTCGGCCGGATTCTCGATCCCGTTGTAGATCACCGTGTTGTCACGAAGCGTCCAGCCGCCAGAGTCGCCAGGGAGGATGAAGACGTCCACGTACGACCCGAGGATCTCACCACCGTTCAGCACAGGCCTCGGGACGGAAGAGATCACGACCTCGAACTCGTCGTAGATGCCCTGGAGCGAGTCCGGGTCCAACACCCTGTCGACGATCAGATGGCCGTAGTTGTTCCACAGGCGGTCATAGGTCTGGACGAGCGGCCACGCCTGAACCTTCTCGGCGTCCTTGTAGTTCCCCCAGGAGGACACAGCATCCGGGTCGAGACCGTAGATGCGCTGCTTGTACCCCTGTTCGGTCCCGATCTTGATGAACGTGACGATGAACTTCTCGTCGTCCATGGTCGCACCTTGGATCGGTCGATGCAAGAACTGCGCACCGTTGATCGGAGACTTGACCTTGCGACTGAAGATCACAGGCTCGTGGCCAGAGCGAGCCACAGCGTGTGCGGCGAGCAGTCCGGCTGGACCGCATCCTAGAATTGCTACCTTCATTCCTTACTCCCTTACATCCCGAAGGATATCGTGCAGGATCGGATTGATCCTGATGTTTGGACCCTGCCTCGTGATCAGCCTGAACTTCCACAGGCTGTTGATCATGGCGTTTGCTTCCTCTCGTGACATGTTCAACATGTCCTCGAGATCCGTCCTGCGGAACGAGCCGTGCGTGGCACGCAGGAACTTGGCAAGGCCGACGTTGCCCACGAGGTACCTCTTGGCGTCGTCGGACATACGGGCAGCCTCTGCTATATCTGCGATTGCCTCCTTGCTGATCTCTCCATAGCCGAACCCCTGCATGTTATACAGATGATCCATGAACTTGACTGCGTCCTGAACGTGCCTCTTGTTGACCAGGATCAGTTCGTGCGTCTTGTCAGTCGAGAACGTGCGTGCTGCGATCGCCACAGACAGGCGGGCGAGCTTGATCCTGACGTTGGCAGCCTGGACGAGTGGTGGCGACTCGATGTACCTCCTGCCGAGCTCGATGGCCTCCTTGAAGATGAGTTCTTCGGCGTCAGGGCTGATGACAACCTGGTGCGACTCCCGTGACCACACCCACCGTAGCAGAAGCGAGCTGATGTCGCTCGTGTAGATGTGTTCTGTCGTCTCTGCGTGGAATCTGTTGATCTCCTCGGTGTCCACCTCGTCAGCCTTCACACTCATAGCGAGGTCGAACCTAGCGATGTCCTCGTTGTTCCCGATCAGTGGCTTGATGGCGTTCACGCCGTAGGTGTAGTCAGACATGCGTCCGTTGCGAGGGTTCCCCATCCAAATAAGCCTCGTCCTCGCCCACGTTCGTTCGCTCCGGATCTTGGTCAGCTGCGCCTCGCCGCTCGACCTGATGGATGACATCTGAGCAATCTGTTCTTGCGTCAAGCCAGAGATCTCGTCGAGCACCACAAGGCGACGGTCGTTGATCGGGATGGCACCCCATGTGATCTCCCACTCCTTGCCTGAACCCATCTGCTGGAGGCCACCCACGATTCCTGCAAACGTGGCGCTCTCGCAGCTGACCATCTCACCGGCCTGGTAGTGGCGAATGAGTCGCTCTGCAACCTCGCTCTTGCCAGTACGTGTGTCTCCCACGAACAGCGCCTCCAGCCATCCCCTCGTCTGCATGCTGCCGGAGAATGAGAAGGACATCGCCGAGTGGTAGACCAGATCCATCAGGACGTGCACCTCACGGCGACCGTAGATCTTCGTCACGTTGGCGCTCAGGTCGTCTGCGATCTCGAAGATCTTCTCGAGCGGGTCCTTTGACTGGAACACCCTGAGTGCCGCAGCCTCCTTGGTCGTCAAGTCGAAGTTATCGATCGAGGTCTCGGTCTTCGTCACGTCCCAGGCCTGGAACTCGTTGTGCTGACCCCGAGGGTTCGGATAGATGGACCCTACGATCTCGACTGTGTTGTTCGGCAGAGAGTCGTGCCTCCCCACTGAGATCACCTTACGACTGGTGTAGTCACCGCTGGATGGATTGTCCTGATAGACGTCGACGCTCGGCCTGACGAACAATTCCTCCACTGCACGGAAGTCCTGCGTCTCGATAGTCAACTGCTCGCACTTCTGTGCGCCCATCTGCGTCCGCAGGATCGTCGTCACCTGTGCTGCCGTAGAGCCCATCAGCTCCAGGATGACCGGGTCGTGAGAATCTACGTGGCGAACAGCGCTTCCGCCAAGCTCGTTCATGGGGCAGATGACGCACTTGGCCCCGGCGTCCATGGAGCACTCGTACCTAGCGTTCATCGGGATGAGGTAGGTGGGTGACTTCTTGCCAGTGATGGTGACACGCATTCGAAGTTTGTCACCGGCCTTGGATGCGTCGTAGGAGTCGATGACGGCTACGTCTACGAAATCCTTCTTGATGACCTCTTCCTTGACGACTGACGAAGACACCTCGTCCAGCAACTCCTCGAAGTCGTCGGCGGTGAAGCCATCCTTGTGGAAGTAGTCGCTGAGGTCCTTGCCATGCTTCGGCTCCAGGTCGTAAGGAAGGTTGACGATGTAGATCTTCCTTGCGTGACCACGAAGCTCCTTGGCGATGTTGGCAGCGCCGTCAGCCCCGGCGACATCCATGTCCTGGCAGATGTAGACGACCTTGTCGTCGAACAGGTGGTTCCATGAACTCTTCCAGACCCCTGCTGCCGCAGTACGGGTGATAGCTGGGAACCCATTCTGGATGGTGATCAGGGCGTCCCACTCGCCCTCGGTGATCACGACCTCGCTGGTGGAATCGAGAACGTCTATCGGATACAACCTCGGAGAGTTGTGACCCGGTACTCCCCAGATCTTGCGGCGGTCACCCAGCGGCTTGGGATTGTACCACCGGACGTTCCTCAGCTCCCCCTGGGCGTCTCTGACGGGGATGGTGAAGGACTTCTTCCGCTGGTCCCAACCGATCGAGAACCGACGGATAGTTTCAGTTGAGAGACCTCGTAGCCTCTGGAACTCCGCAAGCACTCGAGGAGAAGAGACGAGTTGCTCGTGCCAATCCTCAACCTGACTCTCTGTGATCCGAAATGAACCCGAACCTGAACCTTCTTTGCCATCCTCGTCCTGCTCGTCTACGAAGTGGGCGACGGACTCTCCGTCACCGTGTGATTCAGCATCCATCTGGATCCTGTGGATGAGGTTCTTGACCCCGCCACCCTCTACACACACCGTGCAGAACCAGACTCCCTTCTCCACATTCAGGCTTGCGGACCTCGTCTCGTCGTCGTGAAATGGGCAGTGCATGCCGATCTCGCCGACATCGTTGGCGCTGCCCTCCAAGAATGGCTTCAGAAACTGAAGCTGCTCTTTCGTGACGCCAGCCACAGACTACTGCCTCCCGACGTTGCGCCCGGAGTGAGCGTCGTAGAGCTTGTAGAACTCTTTCTTGGTCTCACCGAAGATGAAGTTGAACTGCTTGGGTTCCACGGAGAGCCTACGCTCAAGGTAGCTCTCGACGAGTTCCTGCAGCTCGGCTCCCCTCTCGAAGAACCAGTAGCACTTCCGGTCGATCCACTGCACAGAGGTGGGGACCTGACCGAAGAACTTCAAGCATGACACCATCGCCATGTCGTCCGTCCTGAATTCTGACATCCTGATCTCCTGACTAGACCACCAGGGCGGGAGGGTATGGTAGCCCTCCCGCCCCAGCGAGCGACGGCTTGCTCTAGAAGGGGTCCTCCTCCTGGGCAGCCTTGATGCGCTTGATCAGGATGTTCTTGGAGCCGGTGGTCGAGACCTCCAGCTCCTTGGCGAGCGCCTTCAGCTCGGTCATCGAGAGGTCCTCGAGGTTGTTCTCCTCCTCGGCCCCCTCTTCCTCGCCACCCTGAAGCTCCAGGATCATCTGGATCTTCGAGTCCTTGCCCTTGGGGACGTCGGACCGCTCGACCTCGAACTCCTCCATCAGAAGCTCGCCAAGCTCCTTGATGGTCAGGTCCTCGAGATCCTCCTGGGTGTACCCGTCGGCGACCTCTTCGTCATCGCCAACCTCTTCGTCTTCGTCAGCGTCGGGATCTTCATCCTCGACCTCGTCGATCTCCTCATCGTCCTCGACCTCTTCGATCTCATCCTCGTCGTCGATCAGGAGCAGGTCCTCGTCCTCGCCCGGGAGCACAGCCCCCACACGAGCACGGTACGTCTCCTGACCGCCAACGGTCTGGGTCTCGCCCTTGACACGGACACGGACCGGCATCCCGACCAGCTCGTCGGTGTCGAACTCACCCTTGCGCTTCTTGGCGTTGGTGACCCCAACGGCCTGGAGGAACTGGTCCAATCGCCACTGGGCAGCCTCGCTGAACGAGAGGTAGTCCCACAGACGACTTCCCTTGTAGGGAGGCTCCAGCAGCTCGTACACGACCTCCAGCCGAGCACGGCTCTTGTCAGGCTTGCCGTCGTCACCCTTGGAGAACCCATGGGTGATGGACTTCACCTTGCACTTGTAGACACCCGGCTTCGGGTCCTCAAAGGAACCACCGACCGAATCGGCCGGATCGACACCGGACACGTCGTACTTGATCTTCACTTGGAATCTCCTACTTGGTTGAAGCAGCCCGCTTGGTGGGCTGACGCTTGTTTACTGCGGGCCTTGCCTTCGTACCTACTCCGGTGGCCTTCCTGGCTCCGGTGGCAGGTGCGATCTTCTCCAGGATCTTGGCCATGGTGGGCCTCTGGATGGTTCCGATCTTGCCATAGCGATCCTTGGCATAGATCTTGGAAGTCTTGTTGGTGATCAGGACGGGCAGCTCAGTGAAGGAGTTCCCATCTGCCGACTTGACACGGCGCATCTCCATGTACCCGACCACGCCCATCAGCCCGCACACCTTGTTGCTGAACGCACCCTGCCCACCCTGGAACAGCGGCATGATCTGGGTGCGCCCATCCTCGTCCTCGACCGCCATCGAGTTGCAGATGAGCCCGATGTTCATGGGGAGCGACTTGAGTTCACGGATGAGGAACGAGAGGCGCTGTTGGTTCAGAAGGTACTCGGGCTTGTCGGGAATCCACCTGGAGCGGTGAGGCTTGGAGGCAACGAGGTCCTCCATGATCTGGTCCATGCCCTGGTCCTGGAAGATGCTGGCGTTGTCGAGCCAGGCCCACTTGAACGAGTGGTCTGCGTGCTTCAGGTAGTCGATGGCCTCGGTGAGATCGTTGTAGTCACGCACGATCCATCGCTGGGCCTTGGTTCCCTGGCTGGCTGCGTACCGACCCTCGTCCGGGTCGTTGAAGAGCATGAGGCAGTCCGGGCTGCCAGCCGCCAAGGTTGTCTTGCCGACCCCGCTGTCTCCATGCAGCAGGAATCGGGAGTAGCCGTCGTCATTGACGATCGGCATAATCGCTTTAGGTACTGCCATCAGGTCTTGCCCTCCAGTTGGATCTCATGCTCATCGTAGGGATTCCACGTGACGTACATGTTGTCACGGAGAGCCTTCCAATCTGAGCCTGTCTCGTGCACTTCGCACATCTCTCGGAACTCGCAGTACCCGCAGTGCTTCCCAGGGTGCTTGTACACCTGGAGCTTGCGATTCTTGACTAGCCCCATCTCACGAGCCTCTGCCTTGGCTGACCGCATCACGTTGCGCCGGTCGCCGTTGGTCCGCATGATGAACTCACGTCTGAACAGTGGTGCCGGCTGAACCTTGCTTACCGATCCGTTCTTGTTGAGCGCCTGGCCCATGGAGTTCTTGGGTCTCTGATCTGCCGGAGCCTTGCGGAGACGGTTGTACAGCATGAAGTCAGGCCATTGGCCGTGAGGCAGGATCTCGTCCTCCCATAGCTGGAATGGCAGGAAGGTCCAGTACGCACCGTTCTGGTCGTCCAGCGGAAGCGGAGCGCCAAACGGCTCCAGGCTGGCCCCAGTCTTGTGCTCCAGGATGCCGATCTTCATGGTCGTAAGATCTCGCACAACACCATCGCAGGTCCCGACGTAGGTGAACAGGTAGTTCCCCTTGGAGTCCTCGACGTCTACCTGGAACTTCATCTCTGGGGCGATGACCTCCAGGTGCTCGTCGTTGCCGTAGAAGTCGACGTAGTTCTTGAGCATCTCGACGCCGAGATCACCGGCACTGTGCTCTCCCACCATGACCTCCTCGCCACCGTTGGCGAGCCATTCGCCCCAGAGGGCTGAGAACGTGACCGCCGGATGCACACCCCGCTTCTTGCCGGGGATGTACCAGGCCTCTAGAGATCGATGCACCAGGTCTCCGAAGAACAGCGGAGAGCTGACTCGAATCTTGCGGAGGTGTTCCACGTAGGCCCACCACCACTTCTGACGACACTCCTTGAATGTCGACCGTTCAGAAGTCCTGACCAGGACTCTCGTTTCTTCCACCCTTACTCCTTCATTCCTAATGACCCTGCCCCGTCGAGCGGACACACAGCGTACCCCACCCGCAACCTTCCCGCTACACCGCCAGTTTGGTCTGAGGTGTCCGGAGGTTTATGCCCTCCCGTGAGCGAGAGCGCTCTCGAGCGAGTGAGGACTTTTTCGTGGCTAGTCTGTCTCCGGGTCTTGAGTGACCTTCGCCTTATTCTTCATGTTGAGGATTCCCTTGTTGACGCCAGACTTGCGAAGCACGGTGTCCTTGACCTCACCCTGGATTGTGCCCTTGGTTCGGATGTAGTAGACGTTCACCTGATGATTCCTCGACCCACGGTGACAACGGTCCTCAGCCTGCTCCTGGTCGTCAGGGTTCCAAGTCTCGTCGAGGAAGATCACCGTAGACGCACGATCCAGGTTGATGCTGAATCCTGCTGCAAGGGTGCTCACCACCATCACCTTCACGCCACCTTCAGCCTGAAACTCCGCCTGGAGCGCTGACCTGCGGGTTTGAGGCATGCCACCGAGGGTCATCTCGGCAGGAATGCCAGACTTCTTCAGGTATCCAGTGACCATCTTGACCATCTCTGCCGACTCGCTGAAGATGACGGCCTTCTCGTACTGGCCGCCCACAGGCTCGTCATTCACGATCCCGAGGTCGTCCAGGATCTCCATGATCTGCGGCAGCTTGGGGCTGTCCTCGGTCGGCGTGAGCTTGTACTTCATGGGGTGATCTAGCGTCGCCGGCTCCAGAATCTCCACCGTCTGCACGGCGTTGGCGAACTGCTTGAGCCTCGTGTACTCCGCCAGCACACCCACAGCACCGATCTCGTACTCGCCGATGGTCAGCTCTGCTTCGGCAGCGAACTGTTCGTACTGCTTCTTCTGCGTAGGGGTCATATCGACCCACTTCTCGATGTAGTTCTTGTCTGGCAGATCCTGCAGGTATTCCTTCTTCGTCCTGCGAACTGCGTGGGTCGAGAGCATGTCCCAGAACGGCTGCCGGACTGCCTCGCAGTCTGGGCATTCGTTGTCCTCGTCGCTCTTGAGAAGCGGGTGCTTGGGACAGCTGCGAAGCTCTCCGATGTTCAGAGCATTGCCGGATGTGAACGGGTTGTTGTCTGCCGTCACGGTGAGCCACAGGTTGGCGAAGTCCATCTTGTTGCTGAACTCCTTGGAGTCCATCAGCTTCAGGATGTGGAACACGTGGATGGCCTTGCCGGCGAAGGGAGTGCCGCTCATCAGCACCTTGTTCTTGCAGGGCAGCTTCAGCAGAGCCTTGTACGTCATGGAAGCCATGTTGTAGACGCCCATCTTCTGGACCTCATCCAGCACGACCCAGTCCCAGTCGATCTCGAATAGTTCGTCGTACTCCGGAACGAGCTTCTCAAGACATCCGTACTCACAGTTCCGCATCTCCTGAACCTTGGCTCCCTTGCCACGGCGGAACCTATGGCCATGAGCGTCACGATGGTTCAGACCCTGCGGAGCGCCGCAGTCCTGGCAGAGATCACCTTCGTGCATGTGGCACTTGGTGAACTCGCTACGGTACTTGATCATCGCCGGATTCACGACAAGGGCGAATGGCTCGCCAGCCTCGTGACGACGCTTGGCGTCCCTTAGCATGGCCGTACGAGCCGCCCTGCCCTCCGGCGTGACCAGGATGGGTACGTCACGCACCCAGCTCAGCCACTCGTGCTCCCACACAGAGTTCTTGCTGACGACCGGGCAGGCAATCAGATGGCTCCCATGGAGCCTTCCGCTCTCTGCGATGGCACCGATGACCTCGATGGTCTTCCCAAGGCCAGCGTGGTTGAAGTTGCAGCTCTTCCCCTTGGCTGCTGCGAAGGCAATGTCAGCCTTCTGAAAGGATCGAGGCTTGCCGTCGAGCCCCTTCGGCTTGTCCTCCCCGAGAAGGGTCACGGCACTGCCGGTGTCGATCAGCTGATAGAGCTCAGGCAGAAGCTCAGGCACCAGCTTCAGCTCTGCGTCCTCGCTGAGGGACAGCTTCCTGATGGCGCCAGTCCGACGCTTCTCATCGGCAGCCCACTTGCGAAGCTCATCGGTCATGCTCACGCCGTCTCCGAACACACGCCTGATATCACGTGCGACGTCCAGCGTCAACTTCCCGTAGTAGTAGATCTCATCGGGGTGTGGGTCCTTCCCCTTCTGCTTGATCTTGAGACCGACGACCTGCCGCATCGCAGCGGGGATGTCCTTGTGGTACTTGTAGCGAACGATTATCCGTTCGTTGTCTTGGTCCAGGTCCAAGAACACCTTCATGTGAAGTCCTCCTGCATCGACTCGAGCAGTTCAAGAAGCTGATGAGGGTCCAGCACGATGTCGCCGGAGATCTTGTAGGTCCCTCCTCCATACTCGTCCCCATTGCGAATGTAGGAGCTGTGCATCCGACACTCCAGGCCGTAGGTCTTCAGCTCTTCGATCGCTTCGTTCACGCCCTCGCGGATGACCGCCTCTTCGGAAGCCTTGCGCTCGTAGGCGGCACGCTTCGCCTCTTTCTCGATTTTTGGCCTGGCATGGATCCCGCAGAGCTTGTACTTCTCGTTGGTCACCTTGCGATGGCAGACCTCTCCCTTGCTCCAACGGTCGCCCTGCGTATGTTCGGTGCAGTAGTCGATCGGGTCGGCACGAGTGCGCCACCTTTGGTCAGGATTGGGAGCGCACTGCTCCTCACCGGAGACCTCGTGAAACCATCGGCGAAGGATGATCCTCGTCGTCTCGCCACGATGGTTAGGTTCTGGCAGTGGAACCTCTTTGCGTTTGTAGAAGACCACAGGCTCGTCACAGTGGTAGCACCGTGATCTGGTTCTATCCTTGAGGTCTACCATCAGAGGCGATTCCTGAAGGTACGAATCCAGTCTGCGTACTCTCGCTCCACAACTGCCGGGTCATTCCCAGTGAGATCGTTGTATGCGTCAGGGTGCTTCACGACCATGTGAAGGACCAACATCACGCTGCAGCGATCGTCTGTATCTTCGTATGTGTCCCAGTCGCACCCTTGTTCTGGGCAGCTGACGTAGGCTGGCAGGAACTTTGCCATGAACTCTCTCCAGTGTGTCCTAAGCGTCCTCAGGTACCAGTCTGGTACCAGGGTGCGCCCCACTCCCCGGAGGACGTAGGGCGTGGCCGTAGCCTGGTGTCACAGGCTCCTAGCTGGGGCCGGCAGGCCCGGTGGCGGCACGACGTGTGTCACGCTCACCACCGGGCTCATCCGGTCGCTCAGCGGGTGGCCTTCGTGACGTCGGGCACGAGGATCGTGCGGGACTTCCCAGCCTTGTCGGTGAGCTCCATCGTGTCGCCATCCAGAGCCGTGACGCTCTTGACCTGGATGCGCTCGGGGCGACCCTCGCCACGATCGACGGTGATGGTCTTGCCGTTCAGACGCTCCTGCAGCTGCTCGAGATCCATCGACAGCAGCGGGTTCTTGGTGGGAGTCGCCTTCTTGACCGCAGCCGCCTTCTTGGCCGGAGCCTTCTTGGCGGGGGCAGCCTTCTTGGCGGGAGCCTTGGCCGCAGCCTCGGGCTTCTCACCATCCGGGTACCGACCGCCCTTCCCCACTCGAAGGCCACGAGGGGAAGTTCCGGTGGTCTCCTCGTAGATCTTGCGGACACGTGACTCGGCGATTCCGGCACGAGCGGCGATGCGACCCCACGAGTTGAGATCTTCGTCACGGGCGGCGACGATCCCCTCGGCGATCTCCTCGTCGGTCTTGCCCTTGATGCGCTCCTTGGGCGGGATCGTCCCGACCATGTACGCCATCATCGCCTTGCCCTGCTGGCACTCCAGCTCATTGGCGATCTCGTCCCACTTCATCTCCTGCTCGTCACGCAGGTTGAGGACCTGCTCAACGAACTCCGGATCCGTGTAGTGGATTCGGGTGGCAGGCTCGGTCTCTTCGACCTTATTCTTGGTGGCAGTGGCCATGTTCTTTGCTCTCCTTGTTGCTGAATCCGACGACTTGTCGGTGAGTGACAACTCTATCTCGGGCGCAGACTTCACGCTACTCGGAGTCGAGTTCTTTCTGGATGTCGATCTTGTTGAAGTTCCCCTCTGGAGTGAGAAGGTAGACGCTGGGCCTCGGGTTCATCATCTGGACAGCCTCGTTGGCCGCCTTCAGCAGTACCTTGAAGTTCCCAGACGATCCGATCTGCCGACAAGAGTAGAGTGGAGGGTCTTGCAGCTCCACCTCGATGACGAAGTCGTCATCCATCGGTTGCTTCTGACTCGGCAGCCAGAGGGCGCACATCATCTCCCAACCGAGGCGAAGGTCTCCTTCGGTCTTGAAGTGCTCCATGGTCACGAACCCGTATAGGTCTTCGTGCAGGATGATGCCGCCTGGACTATCACTTTCGTACAGGCCAAGCCAGTGGCCTCCACCACCCTCCTGTCGATCTGGGTCGAAGTGTTCATGCAGACGTTGTGACTGCTTGTTCTGGTACTTGGTCAATGCGAATCCTTGAATACATTGATGCGGGAGATGCAATCTTCCAGGGCTGCAGCCTTCCGATTGAAGTTCGTGCCGTAGGTGTCGTTGTACATCCTGAGCGTGGGCTTGCTGAATCCAATTCCCTTGATCTCGAGCTGCAGTCTCCCCCTGAACGCCAACAGCTTGAGCAGACCGACATCATCTCCCGTAACAACAACGCCACCCTCAGTCGATGTGATTGCCATATTGCCTTCTCCTATCTGAGTCACCATGACTCTTCGTGGTCCTGCAAGAAACACTTGCAGAAGATCATCTCACGTCGCTGGCATTCGTCGTGTTTGCCGGCGTCACACAGAGAACAGTTGTGCCGCTTGTCGGGGTCACCTTCAAGAGTGTTCCCCATGTCGAACGCAAAATCCTCGTTGCATTCGTAGTCTTCGATCCTCGACCTCACCAGGCCTCCTCGTGGTTGTTCCTGAAGCATCGGCACGAGATGTGAATGGTGAGCTGGCAGAGTCCGTGCTTCCCAGACTCACAGAGAAAGCAAGTCTTCCCCTCATCGGGAGAGAAATCTGCACACGGATGCCACGAGTAGTGATCATGTATGAGCCCCTCGTTGTCGCCTTCGTACAAGCTGCGGTCGATACTCGAGTATACCGGCCTGTATTTCTTCAGGACATCTTCTCTCTTGTTCGCCACCCTTTGGCCTCCAGGCTCCAGTAGATCTCTCGTGTGAAGTCAACCTCGTCGACGTCTAGCAGAAGCTCGTCGATGATCAATCGATCGGGACCTCCAGGGCTGTCATCGGTCGCCACTGGCAGAACGTAACATCTGAAGTAGTCGTCCTGGTTGGGAGCTTCCTCCGGATGAACGGCGATGTCAGACTTGCCATTGATCTCATGCATCGAGAAGTCACAATCGAAGTCTGCGACGAGGAAGTACCGCTGCTCTAGCAGGAAGGTGAGCGTCTTCTCACGATCCAGTGCTTCTGCCTCCTTCAGCTTCTGTAGCTCCATCAAAACGTCTCGATTGTGTACTCTGCCGGCGGCATGAAGGGCAGCGGAATGACATTGTCGTAACGCAACAACCGAACATTCACCGATCGACATGGAGAGAAGGTCTGGTAGATCCGCATGGCGACTCGCTCCACCTCCTCCGGATCCATTTCTAGATCGACCTCGATCTTGAGCAGTGCCATCACTTGATCTCCCTCTGTGCCTTGAGGTGGCCCCGACCTCCGGAGAGATCTACGTTCCTGGCAGCCGTCGACCCGGCATTCTTCGCTGCGTAGTCGACCTTCCGCTCTACCTCACGAGCGTACCTCACCGGCTTGTGCTTCGAACAGGTGCAACCAGGAGGGCATGGTCGCTTCTCGGGGAACTCCTCGTACAGCTTCTCCTCGAGGTCGCCATCTCGGTTGGCGAGAACCAGCTCGCTGCCGGTGGATGCGGACTTCTGAGCCTGGCGCATGTCGTAGATCCGATTGACCAGCGTCCACATGAACCCGTCAGCGAAGTTCCGCTGGTAGGTCTCCGGGTTGGACATCACCCGGTCGAGGTTGTTGTTCTCGCAATGCTTCTTGTACTCGCCAGTGAACCTGACGCCGATGTTGCGGGGCATCTTCCGGAGATAGACCTTGTCCCCGAGGATGATGTTGTCCTGGCGAGCCCAGTTGTTGTTCGCCACCTGGTCGGGGGCCAGATCGGTCAGGCCAGCGGCGAACCGCTCCGGGTAGTACGGCAGCATCAGCTCGTAGCACTTCTGCCACTTGAACCCAGCCGTCTTCAGGAGGTACAGGTTGTCTTCGTACGAGAGGGATGGGCTCGGCTTGGGATCCAGCTTGTTGGCGAACTGGACCATCACGCTCGTCATCAAGAGATCCAGGTAGTCGAGATCGGCAGGGTAGCCGACGACCTTGGAGAAGCTCCAACCGTAGAAGCCCATCTTGCATCGGCAGAGCCTGGACAGCTCGTAGAAGATGCGTGACATCGCCTCGTGAACGTGCTTGTTCGGGTGCGAGTAGTTGAACTGCCGGACCTCCGGCTTCTCACGCTCGTGCTTCGGCTTGGTCATGTCGAGCTCGAACGCCTCGATAGCATAGACGAGCATCAGCTCATCTGCCTTCTGCCGAAGCGATTGGGCTTCCTCCTCGAACTCGGTCGAGTCAGCCTTGGCGAGAAGACCCCGCACACGCTCGAGAATCTTGGCCTTCTTGTCTTCCATCATGATCTCCTAACTTGGCGCAACTGCGCCTGAATGTGACCCATCTGGTCTCTGGCTTCGGCGAGTCGCTCACGGCGACGAATGCTGTCGTCCAGCTTCTGCCCTCTTTCACCCCGAGCGACCTGGGTCGAGATCGAACTGTCGATCCTAGCCAGAGCCTTCTCGAGCTCCCTGAGGGATGTCTGCAGAGCACGATCGGTGAGGATCCCAACGTGGGCCTCCTCTTCTCCGTCCCCTACCCACAAATCCAACTTTACTGCCTGAGAGGCATTCACGTTTGCATCTCCTCCCTTCCGATGAGCAGGTCCGCCAGGATGATCAGTCGACACCAGGTCTTGATCAGGTACGCCAGTATCTCGCCCCAGTCATTCTTCATCGTTTCGTTGATCGAGAAGCATGCGAGGAACATGTCTGCGTCGATGAACATGCCCCTCAGGACCTCATCACTGAGCGATGCAAGCTCTCCGTAGGTCATGATCATTCCGGCCATCTCGAGAGAATACATCGTCTTGAAGAAGTCTGGCTTCTGTCCAACCAGGTGGCACAGGTTCTCGGCGATCTCATCTCGGTTCATCCCATGGATGCGTGCCATGACCTGGGATTCAGGTACTGGCTCTGCAGCTGATAGAACATTACAAGCGAGATCCCAGAGTTCTTCCATCATGTGGCATCTCCGATCGCGTAGATGAACCATCCGATGGTGACGAGCAGGAGGATCTGGGCGATCCCCTTGTGGTCTGTGTAGATCAGAGCGATCGACATGATGATCGCCATGTATGCGAAGTATAAGGACCTCGTCTTCATGGGTTCGTCTCCAACACGTCGTTTCCGAAGATCCGCTTCAGCTGCGCCAGGGCGCTGTCTGCGGTGATGTCGTGGATCGTGACCCACCGACCGTCTGCCGTTCTGTAGACGGAACTCTGCGGAGCCTTCTCGACCCTGGCCAGTTCCTTCTGATACTTGATGTAGTAGGGCTGCGAGTCGAGCCGCTTTCCCCACCAGTCGATGAACTTGTAGTCGTCTTCCATGTTGACCTCCTAGGTCATTCGTTCAGGTAGCCGAGGTATTCGGCGTCTTCCATCTCGGATGCCACGCCATCCATGTCATCGCCCAGCACATCGTACAGGGCTGATGCGATCCTCGTCGTGTTGTTCTCGACCGGGACGCAGCGTGTTCCGAAGACTGCGCTGCATCCCTTCGTCCGGAACAGCTTGGAGGCTGCTTCGTACGACATCCCTTCGTCGTTGTCGTGAAGCTCGTCGTTGTCGTACGGCTCGCCGCACTTCGGGCAGTAGATATCCATCAGTCGTCCATCCAATCCATGAGTGCGTTCCACGACTCGTCACAGTTGCCGCTGATCAGAATCTCACGCTCTTCCGAGGTCATGCCGGGCAGAGCGAGCTGAATGAGCTCTCCGTTCTGCCAGCGGTTGTACCCTTCGGCATCACACTTCACGATGTGGCGGCAATTGTGCAAGATGCACGTGCCATTCGCTTGGACCACCTTCTGCATTTTTGAACCTCCTAGGTTCGTCGTGGCAGTGAGCTCCCACTGCCTGTTACGGGACCAGTCTACCGGCCACGTCAGGTTCGCACCCATATCATCCCTCTTCCTTGAGACCCCATCCCGGGAAGTATGTGATCGTCGACCGACCCATGTTGTCTATTCTGGCGGACTCGAGCATGTTGATCGCCTCGAACTTGTCCTCGAACAGGCCGACGATGATGCCTCCGAGGACAGCGTCAGGGAGGTCGTGGACGATTCCGAAGCAGCTGGCTCCGTACATGCCTCTTCCGGAGTAATCCTTCCGGACCTTGATGTCGTAGTACTCGAACTCCTCGAACCGAGCCATCAGCTCGCTCTCAGTGAACGGTGTGACGTTCATGTGGGACCTCCGAAACTGATGATGTGCATGAACCCACCTGATCCACCAGGCGGCATCTTGATGAGTCTCCATCCGGGTCGATAGCCTTCGTTGGCCTCAGCTCTGGCTTTCTCCTCAGCCTCCTTTGGGCTTCGTGCGACGACGTCGATCTCCTCGTGGACCTGATCAGGACCGAACTCAGGATCCATCCAGTCTTCCCACTGAAGCCCGAATGTGTACATAGCTTCGCCCGGCTCAAGCCTCGGCATGCTTCACCATCCCTCCAGTCTTGGCGACCATGAGCGATCGCCACTCTGTTCGAGTCATCTTCTGACAATTGTAGCCTTCCGGCTGGTCATACCGTCGGGATGACAGTGCGAAGTTGGAGTCGATGATGTCCTCCCTGATCATGGTGCATCTGGTGCACCGGAAGGTCAAAAGCGCTCCCCATGGCGGTCGACGCTTCGTCGGGATCTGATCCCAAGCGTGACCGATGGTACGGCAGATGATGCATTCTTGTTTCAAGTGAACCTCCTAGGTTCATCGTGGTACCGCTGATAGAATCAGCATACTACAGCCGGAATCTTCAGGCTGACATCCTCCTTGCCATGTTGAGACTCCTCTTGAACTTCGGACGATTGTGCTTCCATAGCGCCATCTTCTCGAAGTATATGTTGTATTCATGGAGGGATTCGCCGTACAACTTCGGCTTCTTAGCCCGATGTTGGATGGTAGATCGAAGCCAAAGCCTCGTCGCAGTTGCGTAGATCACGGGCATTCCTCTGGGTCGTGGTGGAACTTGCGAATCTCGTCGATGAGAAACGGCCCTCCGAGCCAGCCTCTACGCTCACCCTCCAGATGGCAGGAGACGTAGGCGTGGAAGTACGGCTCTTCGGTGATGCCGAGCGACAGCAGGAGCTCGTGTGCTTCATTGATCTTCTCGCACACCTCTTCGATGACCAGGCTGACTTCTGCCGGGTCCATGAATTCGTAGGCGGCCATCAGGCCTCCTCTGGGGTCTGCAGGATGTGATCCTCCAAGATGGATCGCATCATCTCTAGAGCATCCTCGGTCCTGACATAAGATCTGGCCAGCCTGGTGACAAGCTCCTCCACGAGAAGCTTGGTGTCTGTGAAGTCCCATCCATCTGGCTCAAGGAGGTTGGATGCACGCCCCCATGCGAGCCTGGTGCGAACCATGTCGTCTGCCAGATCGGAGTACTGAGATTGGTCTGTCATTAGGAGTGAACCTCCTAGGTTCGGGTGGTGCTGGCTACTGGAATGAGTCTACCCTACCGGGCAGGATCAGGCCATCTTCCAGCCAGCGTCGATGCCGCACTGAGCGTGGACGATGGCGACCTCGTCGAAGTCGTGGTTGTTCGGGTTGTAGAACTCTCCGGCATCAGACTTGGAAGGAAGCGGGCTGCTGAAGTCAATCTCCTCACCGCAGAGCCCACACGGACCATTGAACCCTTCGGACTTCTCCCAGGCGGAAGAGTCAGCCCATCGACGACGGTCTTCGTCGTAGTACTGTTCATGTGCTGTGGCCATCAGCGAACCTTCTTCCGGGGTCGGCGACCCATCGGGGGTCGGTTGAAGTGGGTCTTCAGGATCTCGGCTTCAGCCTCGTACGACTCACGAACCGCACGGTGGAATCCGGTCAGGGCTTCGGCGGCCTCCTTGGAGGCTTCATACAGCTTCTTCGCTGCCGAGGCGAAGGAGGGCGGGCCAGCGAGGAACGGACCGATGTCGGGATCGCTGGCCATCATCATGTGGTTGCGGTCGAACTCGTCGTGCGTATTGCACGAAACACGACCTTCTCGTGCGGCCTTCTTGCACTGGGTTCCGGCCTTGGTGGTTGCCTGGCACTGGCTCATGACAGTTCATTCCCTTCTTCGTCGGTCAGGTGCTCGGACAGTCCGATCTGCCCGTTCTGCAGGTGGTAGATCTCGACGTTCCCGTAGCCGGGGATGTTCTGCTCGGAGCACTGGGCGAACGGGTGGCAGGGCTTGCCGCTGAAGTGGCGCTGCACTTCGCCATTGGCGTCGGTGATGAACGCCTTTCGGGCTGGGCTGTTGGCTTCCAGGACGCTCCAGTAGAGCGGCACACATTCCTCACCAACGTTCTCGTAGTACTGGGCCACGAAGTACATCATCGTCATGCGCTCCTCTTGGGTGGCACTGGGTGGGATCTGCAGGATCATATATGAACCTCCTAGGTTCTGTTGCCGGCGACCTACCGGAACCGACCGGCCGATCACTTGGACCGATCGATAGGATTCGGTCTATCGACGCTTCTTCTGGGTGCTGGAGAGGAACCGACGCTGCTTGGCGCTGAACTGCTCCTTCAGTCCGAGCTGGTTCATCAGCCTGTTGAACCGGACGTGATCGGCCTCACGGGGAGGGGCGACCTTGGCCTTCTTGTCATTCTCCTTGCTCATCTGAACCTCCTAGGTTCGGTTAGGCGGGCTGTGGTTCCGCTCGCTTGGGCTGATGGAGTCAGACTACTACACCTGGAATCTTCAGGCGCAGTTCGCCAGGCATCCGTCACACTTCGACATGTAGCCTCGCTTCAGGTGCTCTTCTGTGACTTCGTCCTCCAGCGGGCAGAGAACTGGAGCGCCATCAGGGTCAGCCAGATGCCCAAGGCGGAACGCCTTAGCAATGATCGGCTCCTCACCCTTCAGCATGGGATCACCACGACGCCCCTGCCGAACCGACCGGGCCAGGTCCTCACGGCCAACTTCCAGAAGTGCGGCGATGGCCACGAGGGTTCGTCTCGACGCGATCGTGTAGGCACCGTCACGTTCTACTTCCATGATCAGGACCAGCTCACCGCTAAGAGCGGAGTTGATCGTCTCGACGTACATTGGTGAACCTACTAGGTTAGGTGTGTGAGCCGGACTGGCTCACCGGGTACTGCGGTACTGGGAAGAGCCTAGCGTACCGGCGTGGTTCGTGTTGGGTTCGCTGGATTTCGGGTCGGGGGTCCTGATCCTCAAAAAACGTGGAGGGGGCATCAGGCACTTCATTCCCCGAAAAGATCGGGCACCCCCTCCCCTTCAGTCACTCGATCACCGAGAGATCCAGAACATGAACGCAGTGACGAGGATCGGGAGGAACAGAACCAGCACAGAACCAGCGATCTCCACGAGGTCTGCGAACGTCATGCGTTCGTCGTCGTTGGTGTTGGGATCGTTGGTGTTCACAGATCCTCCCCAGTTGGGAACGAACGGACGATCCGCCCTTCCTGTACGAGGTTCGCCCTGTACGTCGGACGATCCTTTGGTTGCGCCTTCATGCACTCTTCGGCAGAGACGAACGGTCCGATCATCGTGTACACCTTCGCTCGGGCCGCTTCCTCGCTGGTACTTGAGAAGGTGAACGTGAAGTCAACGCTTCCGTACCAACCTGGTTCAAGGTCGGCGTACTTCATGGGTATCTTCTCAGAGCCTACACGAAGGTACAGTTCAGTATCCATCTGGTCATCTCTTCCTGGTAGTGATCCCTGATAGGTGAAGGGTGAGGGTGAACGCCAAGCCCTGAAGCCCAGCGTTCACCCTACCTTCAGGCCTGGCGATCCAGGTACGTCTGCAGGGAACGGGCGTTCCGACGGTGGGTCACCTTCGCCTTGGCGTTCTGGTAGCCACGGTTCACCGAAGGGGCGATCCGCTCGGCCGTGGAGATCAGGGGCTCGACCAGTGCGAGGCTACGGATGAAGTAGCCCGTCGCTTCCAGCTTGCGAGCCCGAGAAGCCTTGTGCTTGATGGTGGACATAGAACCTCCTAGGTTCTGTTGGGGTAACTGAGATCTCTCAGTCTACCGTACCTACAGGGTTCACCTGTAGTTCAGCAATCTGCTGAATAGGGCATAGGAACCGAGGCCCCTATACCCGATCAGCCTACGGCTGGATCACAGATCTCCCTGGATCACCTCGCCACGATCCATCCCGTAGGGGATCGCCTCCCCGTTGTCGTTGAACTCCATGACGATCTTGGGCTTGATCGTCGTGGGCTTGAAGTTCACCCACAGGACGGCATCGGGATCGTCCGCTTCGGGGTACCGACGGATCATCACCTCTTCACCCAGCGTGACCCTGAACTCGTCGCCAGGGTTCTTGAAGTCACCGTACATCAGTCCGAGGGTGCAACCCTCAGCCAGGACGGAGAGGGTCTTGAAGCACTCCGAGATCATGAGGAGCTCTTCGGTCGTGGGGTTGTCGATCTCGACAACGATCACGTGCTTGGACATGATCGATTCCTTTCTTGATGCCGGCCCGGCATCTGGGTGAACCAATCTGGTTCTCCCGGCCCACCGACGCTTTTGGCACGCCGGCGGGTCGGAAGCTCCCTACTCGTTCAGAAGCTCAGATCACAGGACGGAGGTGCGACGATCTCCTTGGATCCCCCACTGCCGATGACCTCGACAGCGTGATCCGCCCAGTGGATCACCTGAACCACTTCTTCCTCTATGGTGAAGGGCGATCCGTCGCACCTCCCACAGCTGCACTTCGGGCGACAGGCGAATGGCCGGTTCTGCCACGGCACGCTGTAGGTGGAGTAGTGGTAGAAGGTGAAGGTGTCACCCTTCTGCGGGATGTTGTTCATCACTTCTCCTTGCCCGCCTGGGCGTTCGTGATCCGGTCGTTCTTCTTCGCACCGTAGGTCGGTGCTTCGTAGTCAGGGGCCAGCGTGAACCTGTAGTCGTGGTCCGGCTCGAAGTATGCCGACTTGATCCTGCTCCCTTCGTGCCAGAGATCTTCCTGCGTGGGCTTCCGACGCCTCATGCTTCCTCCTTCTTGGGGTTTCGGTTCTCCTGTGAACCATCGTCAGCGACCCAGGATCAGGGCCGGACCCCGAAGGGCAGGGGCCGAAGCCCCCACCCTCCGTTCCAGGTCAGCTCGCCGTGATCAGGCGGCGGGCCAGCTGGGCCTTCGTGCCCGTCGTGGGCAGCCCCTTCTCCTCGCAGCGGCTGCGCAGCTCGCTGATGTCGAGGTGGGTGAGCCGGATCGACCCGGCGACCGCGATCGCCGTCTCGAGGCCCTCGCCCACCGGGATCGGCGTCCCGGTCGGCCGGAGCTCGCCGGTGTAGAGCGGCTCGCCGTCGATCCCGTACTTGAACCGGCCACCCTTGCCGATCCGCAGCCCCTCCGACCGCAGGCCCGAGGACTTCTCGAACATCTTGCGGATCCGGGACTCGTTCGGCTTGCCGCCGGTGGCCTTCTGGCAGAGGACCGCGATCCGGCCCCAGCTGAGCTGGGCCTCCCGGAGTTCCTGCACCTTGGCCTCGGTGACCTCGTCGGCCTCGAGGAACCCGTACCCGGAGTCCTTCAGCTCCTGGGTGGTGCAGTAGAGCCAGGCCTGGCTGTAGTTGAGGTCGCAGGCCTCCTGGACCTCCTTCCAGGGCTTGCCGTCCAGACGCATCTGGTAGGCGGCCTGGAACTGCTCGATGGTGGGGTTCTTGGACATGTGGGATCCTCCTAGGATCGGTCACCTGTTTCGGCCGTGTTGGCCTCATCAGCGCCCACGTTGGGCGGACAGGTTCGGTGGCGGTTTGGCGGTTTGGCCTACAGGTGGCCGCTGGCGTCGCCCGAAGGGTCGGCAAGGATGGCGGCCAGTTCGGCGTGGAGTTCGGCGTTGGTGTAGCCCTCGTACACCTCGGCGAAGGCGGCGGCGAAAGCGATGAAGTTGTGGTACAAGGTAGTAACCCCTATTCGGTTAGCGGGCCTAACGGCCCGGCCCTAGCGCCCTAGCCGGGCGCCCCTTACAAAAATCAGTATACGCCCCGGGCAGGCGTAGGGTAAGGGTCGTTTGGCCCTTTGAAACCGGGGCGGTGGGGCACCGCAGATTCTTCAGTCTCCTATGTTCCAGTGACCTGCACTCTCCTATGTTCCAGTGACCTGCCCCTTATGTTCCATCATCTCGCCACTTTATGCTCCATCAAACCACTACTGCCGAAGCATTCCAGCTGACTTCGCAGCCGTCAGCGCATGCCTCCAAGCGTCCCGCTGATGCGCTGAAAGCCCTTTCCAGATGCCCTCAACACCACCCAAAGGCACAGGGTCTCCATCCGCACCACCGCCACGCCCTGCACGACACAGATTCTTCAGTCTTTCGTCCGTAAATGTGCCTTTTGCGAATGCTGGAGACTGTAGTTTGCGGTAAATGAATCCGCTCTCGCCTCTCTCGACCGCCCTCAAGACCTCAGTCGAATCACCATATCCACCACCAAAACCCCCAGATCCACGCAGCAAAACACTTCCACTATCACCCGCATCATTCCCAAAATACAGCGAGAATGCGAAGTCAATCGCCATAGTTATCCGAACAGGAGACAGTCCAGATCGTTCGGACGACCCCAACTTGAGCAGAATGAAATCCTCCATAGCAAGCAGTCCAATTCCACTATCCACAGCTATTTTCAGAACCTCACGTGCTATTCCGATCTCACCCTGGAAACCCTCCGCCTCGAACTGCCACGAATTCTCTGCAGCACGTTTACATATGTCTACCAGGGACAACGACGTATCCAGCAGACAAACACCAGTGTGCAACCCAGGATCTACACCAAGAATCTTCATTACGTCATCTTATACCCTTCCGTACCTTCACGCCTACTACCACATGCCTACAACAACCCCTACTTTCAGGTCCAATACGCCACGTACCCTTACGACCCCCACCAATAATCTTCAACACCCGCCAATTAGTTCTGACGTCCAAGCCCATCCACAAAACGCTCCACACACTAGCCGCCAATTGACACTCACTCGCTCGCGAGCGCTCTCGCTCGCGGGAGGACTTTTTCTCGAGGTAGCCCCCAACCAAACTGCACGCACATCTCATCTCATGAACTAGGCTGACAACACGCACGCACCTAACCCCAGAACAGGAGCCATCATGGCAAGGGGAGTCCCAAATCCAGTCCCAGGCGAGAAGTACACCCGCAACCCAAAATATGAACTCGTCAAGGAGGACACCTCCGGCAACCGCTACTTCCGATGCCAGTTCGCTGATTGTCCGCGCCCGAAGTCACTGATGAAGATTCACAGCTCTGAGTCCTACAAGCGCCCGATCTACCATCAAGACTGCAAGGAATCCCTCCGGGCAATTCGGGAGGCCTGCACACTCAACGACCCTGACTCCAAGAACCCCACCCAGGCAGAACACGGCACAAAGTCACTCGAGCAGTTCCGAGCAGAGGGCAACACCTACGAGATCTGCGGTGCCAAGCGGGCCAAGGGCGGAGTCTGCCTCCTTTCTGCAGGGTGGGGAACCAACCACACCGGCTTCGGACGATGCAAGTTCCACTTCGGCAACACCCCCTCCCACACGATCGCCAACGCCAAGGAGATCCTCTTCCGCCAGATGCCCACGCTGGGCAACCCACGTGAGATCGACCCGCACAGCGCAATCCTGGAAGAAGTCCACCGCACCGCAGGTCACGTGGAATGGCTTCGAGTAGTGATCGGAACTGTCGGCATGAACCCCGACGACCCGGCAGCAGAGCAGATCACTGATGAGACCGGATTCGACCCGCAGGGTCACATGGCGGCCCTTCGCCAGTTCACCGAGGCAGGCATCCAGCCCTCAGTCTGGATCGACCTCTACCAACGTGAACGAGCTCACCTGATCCGCACCTGCAAGATGGCCGTCGACATGGGCTGTGCCGAGCGCACCGTCCGCCTCGCCGAAGACCAGGGTCGCATGATCGCCTCCGTGATCCGTAAGGTCCTGAACGATCCGCAGCTTCAGCTCAACAACGCCCAGAAGGCCGCACTTCCAGCTATCGTGCGTCGTGAGCTCCTATCCATCGAGTCCACCGCCCAGGAGGTCCAGGCCAAGTGAAGACATATATCGCAAGGCACTTGACCGAAGAGCAGCGGGAAGAAGCCTGTGCCTGGCTTGAAGCCCACGACATGGATCCACGTGACGTCAGTAGGATCGTCATCCATGACGACGGCACCTACGAGGTCGAGGTGTTCCTCAAGGACCCAGAGGGCAAGAAGTACCTCAAGCCTGGAACGTATGATCTCGTCAGGTGGATCATCCGAGGGCATGACTAGCGCCCACCCCACCAACCCGCTACACTCAAGCACCGCACCCTCCGGTGTTGGTCTCTCTCCAGGCAGGCCATGGGAGGGGCGAGGGGTCCGGAGGACTGCCCGAACTCAGGGTCCCCTCGCCCCTCCGCATCCACGCTAGGATGACCCACCATGGTCAAGACCGTGGACATCTCCTCAGAGAACGCCACAGGGGGTCCCAACTCCGGTGCTGAGGTCGTCATCCGCCTCGTGGATGGCGGGACGACTTCTGCCGATGCGCCAACCCGCCTGTTCCTGGACGAGAACGGTGAAGCCTCGGTCGACCTCAGCGTCAACGAGAACGGCACGTTCTACCGAATTACCGTGTTCGTCCAGGGTACCTTCTCCCGGCAGCGACAGATCCAACTTCTCGGGGGAACCGCCAGTCCGATCGACTGGGACGACCCCAGCATTCAGGTCGATTCCCGGCAGCCACCACCCACCCCCACCAAGGTGACGGCTGACGACGTCACTGTCGATGCGGCTGGGTTCGATGGCAACCTGTCACCCACCGATGACACGGTGCAGAAGGTCGCCCAAGCCGTTGACGACCTCGTTGCTAGCTCCACCAGCACCCTGCCTGATATCCCGGTCGCATCAGACGAGGGCGGGGTGTTCGACCCCGACACCGCCTACGACGTCGCCTACGACGTCGCCATCCAGTCAGGATTTGATGCAGGTTCGGCGGACCAGTTAGCTTCCAGCATCGTCGCTGCCCTTGCTGGGGTGCAGCCGACAGACCTGGCGCTGCTGGTGGCGAACATCTCACACCTGACCACCCACCTATCCGCTGTGGCGATGGGCGCGCTTCTGACCACAAACGGAAAGGAGGACGCGGGCGTAGCCCAATCCATCATCGACGGGTTGGACCTTCCTGGGACGTACTCGCTGCTGGGCCACAACCACTTTGGCGTCTACTCGGAGGTCAGCCACAACCACTCGGGGGTCTACGACCCGGCAGGCACCGCTGCCGGTCTCTTTGCCCTGTCGGGCTACACCTTCCACGCCGCCGACAGCGAGGCTCAGATGCTGGCCCTGGTCGATGCGAAGCTGGGCGACTGGTGCTTCCGCTCGGACCTCGGCCAATCGCTGTTCGTGCTGGCCGGACCCGACCCGACGGACCTGAACAACTGGACGATGATCCGTTGGGGTGACAGTGACCGTAGGCCACTCGATGAGCGGATCATCGACGCCAAGGGCGACCTGCTCGTCGGCACGGCGGCGGATGCGGTCGCTCGCCTGCCTGTCGGCACCAACCGACGCCACACCCTGTCTCCCGATCCGTCGGCAGCGTCGGGTCTGGCGTGGCGACACATCGACTGGCGCAACGCCCCGGTGTCAGGTGACGTGGTGTCGATCCAAGCGTCGTCAAGCGGCGGCACTGTGCCGATCACGGCGACGTGGCTCCAAGGTCATCCGATGTGGCTCGCTGCGGGGGCCATCGACCGTATCGGCGTCTACCACACCGCCAACGGCGCTTCGACATGGCGCCTCGTCCTCTACCCAGCTTCAGCAACAACCGGGCGACCTGTCGGGGAGACGTTGTTGCTCGACGCCGGAGTGATCGACCTGAGCAGCGGCGCAGCAGGCTGGAACTGGAAGACCGTCTCCTACACCATCCCTGCCGACGGCTTCTACTGGGCGTTCGTCCAAGCAGTCACCTACACGGCAGGACCACAGGTCCACGTCGTCCAGTACAACTCGTCTGTGACCATGCCGATGCTCGGAGTCCCAGTCGACACCAGCAGCATCGGTCGCCAGTACATCGGAGCCATCCTGAAGGCGCCAACCACCGACGCTCCAGCCACCTGCCCAGCGACAAACTTCGCCTGGCAGTCCGGGATGCCAAGGATCTTTGTGAGGTACGCATGAGCAATGAGATCGCCACCGACTACGAGGGACGCATCGTGGAGCGTGTCATCGACCGCGGTGACGGCACCGGCGTTCGCACTGTCTATGACCCGTCCAGCGGAGACGTGCTTGACACGTTCGACCTCACCGGGCTACCGATTCCTGAGCCAGCGCTGCCAACGCATGAGGAGCGGATCGCTGCGCTGCAAGCTCAGGTGGACGAGCTGACCGCCATCATCGCAGGAGAGTGACATGCCCAAGCCAGTCAAGCCGCCGCGAGTGACACCGCCGATCACCGGCACCGCCGCCCAGAAGGACGCCGCACGTGACGCTCGCCTCGCCAACCTGAAGGAGCGAGTCGCACGCCTGGAAAGCCTCGACGATGTCGCCACTGCCAGGGCGAAGGCTCTTAGGGCATGAGTCAGAGCATCTGGGAGATCGCAGCAGACATCTTCGATCCTCCGGACGACGACTGGGTACCGCTGCCGCACCAGATCCCTCCTGATGGCAACTGGTTCACATGGATCCTGATGGGCGGTCGTGGTGCCGGCAAGACGGCGACCGCTGCCCACTACATGCACGAGCACGTGAACGGCCCGCCCTGTCTCCCACACGTTCCAGGCGGACACTGGCCGGCCATCATCGCTCCGACCATCGGTGACGGAGTCACATCATGCGTGAACGGTCCTTCTGGCCTGCGGCGATGGGACCCTGGCATCAAGCTTCGGCAGGTGGCAGGGGGAACGATGGTCCGCTGGCCCAACGGCTGTGAGGCCAAGATATTCGGAGCCTCCACTCCTGAGGATGTTGAACGGTTGCGCTCAGGTGGTAACCGTTGCTTTGTGTGGAGCGAGGAACTCGCAGCTCATAGATACATGCAGGAATGCTGGCAGCACATGCGGTACGGCCTTCGTGTCGGGCCACGCCCGCACGTCATCGTCTCGACCACACCCAAGGCGCTCTCTCTGATCAAGGAGCTCGTCAAGAAGGCACAGGACGGCACGCCAGACGAGAACGGTGACATCGAGGTCGTGATGACCAGGGCCACCACTGCTGACAACCCACACCTCGACGCTCGTGTGAAGAAGGATCTTTTCGACGACTACGGCGGGACGCGTCTCGGACGTCAGGAGCTGTACGCCGAGATCCTAGAGGATGTCGAGAACGCTTTGTGGACGACCGGGATGATCGAGAACGATCGCATCAGGGAAGAGCACAAGCCACACCACTTCGATCGCATCCTCATCGGCGTCGACCCTCAGGGGAAGAACAGGAAGAATGGCAAGAACGACGAGACGGGCATCGTGGCGGTTGGCAAGATCGACAAATGGTTGGCGGATGGAGACTTCTCGCATCTGCCACATGGCTTCGTCCTGGCTGACCGCTCGGGGAGGTTCAGTCCCAAGGGCTGGGCAGAAGAAGCCATCGCCCTCTACCACGAGCTCAAGGCAGACGCCATTGTAGCAGAGACGAACATGGGTGGCGACATGGTGAAGGCCAACATCCACTCTGTCGATGCGAACGTAAGAGTTCTTGAGGTCACGGCAACTCGAGGAAAGGCTCGTCGTGCCGGACCCATCGTCAACATGTACGAGCAGCACCGCATCCACCACATCGGTGTCTTCCCTCACCTGGAAGATCAGATGACCACGTGGGACCAGTTCGAACTTGACTCCAGCTGGTCACCAGACCGCATGGATGCTCTGGTGTGGGGCATGACCAAGCTTCTGAAGCCTGGGATCCGTAGGCGTGGCCTTCACCGTGACGCTGGCGATCGTCGCCTGATGGGGCGCAACTAGAGCTACCCTTACGGTCAGGCTCTTCACAAAGGACTCTGCCAATGCTCAAAGAGCAGATCATCGACCAGTACACATTCCTGGACTACAAGGCCAAGTTCGACTCCGGGTACCTGGACGGGCAGCTTGAGTTCTGGGTCGGTAAGGACAACATCCGTCGCTTGAATGCGTACAGGGTGTACGAGTCCTACTACCGGAACGACAGCCGGCAGTGGCTGAACACCGAGACGCAGGCCGTCAAGGATGCCAGGCGTGAGTACGGCGATCCGCACGTGATTGTGGAGACCGCCCTGAGCTCGATGCTGGGTGAAGACCAGAGCATTCAGGTTCAGGATGTGGACGGCAGCGCCGCCAAGGGGCCAGAGGCCAAGTACCAGGACAAGCTCGTCGACTGGGCCACCAAGGAGCGGTTCCAGGTGAAGATGGCGGCCTGTGAGCGCAAGGCAGTCAAGCTCGGAGACGGCGTGTACGTCCTCGGCTGGAACACGAAGCTCAACCGTCCACGCCTGACCGTGTGGGACCCTGGGTTCTACTTCCCGGTGTGGGACGAGGAGGACCCTGGCGAGGAGTTCCCCAAGACAGTGCACATCGCCTACGACTTCGAGCGTGAAGTGAATGGTCGAGACGAGAGGTTCCTCCGACGGGTCACCTGGCAGCTCGTTGATCTCGTGGACGAGGACGGTGCTCCTGCCGAGACGATGGACCGGCCATGGAACGGTGACGGACCGACGAGCCAGACGTGCCTCTACAGCGACATGATCTGGAAGTACGAGGACATCGGTACCGAGGACGACGGGAGCGTCTACCATCTCGATCTCAACCGCACCTACTCCGTGGCGGCTCAGGATGAAGACCTGGAGATCGACTGGATCCCGGTCATCCACATCTCCAACACGGACACAGACTCCGGGGAGCACTGGGGCGTTGGGGTTCTCGCCCAGGTGATGCAGGTCCTCGACGATCTGATCTCCACGGACACCGACCTTCAGGCGGCCAGCGCCACCACCGGCAGCCCTCCTCTCGTGATCCCGGACATGGTCGTGGACGACATGGAGGACATCTCGATCAGGAGCTACGGCCCTGGCGAGGTCATCCGCACGACGGGTGACTCCAGCAAGGCTGAGATGATCGACACGTCGAACTCCCTCACCGCACTGCGGGAGTACGCCAAGGATCTCCTGAGCCGCGTGAGCGTGAACGGTCGCATCCCGGAGAGCCTGCTGGGTCGTGTGAAGCCCAACGAGGTTCCTTCAGGGATTGCCCTGACCCTGAGCTTCAGCCCTCACTCGTCCATGATCCGTGAGATGCGGCTCATCCGCAAGTACAAGTACCAGCTTCTCCTGAAGATGGTGGGCCGGTTCTACATGCAGAACGAGGAGTCTTCAGACAACCCTGTCACCCAGGTGTTTGACGCAGACCTTCACTTCGGCACCTTCCTGCCGGCGGATCGGCAGGAGACGATGACGATCGTACAGACCCTCTACACCGCCAAGGCGATCTCGCTCGAGACGGCAGTGAGGATGCTGGTGGAGGCAGGCTTCCCGATCGACTCCGTCGAAGAGGAGGTCATGAAGATCCTCCAGTCCGACGTGTCTCGGGCTGGCGAGATGCTCTCCGTCACTGGCGACGTGAACGTGGCTCGTGAGGCAATGGGCCTCCCGCCCTCCGCCCTGCCGGTGCCAAACTCCAAGGATCAGCCTGGCGATCAGGGCACTGGTCAGAACGTGGGAGTAGACAAGAACGGCGACCCGCAGCTCCCCTGAGGTACCCTTGCTCCTGTTGGACGTAGTAGCGTTCAGCACTACCGGGAGATCCCGGAATACCTGCGAACAGGAGTTGCAGAAATGCAAGACACCACCAAGGAAGTTCAGATCGTCGAGGTCGACGGGTATCCCGCCTACCTCATGCCGTCCGGCAAGGTCTACCCGTTCATCTCCGGCGGAGCCGTCGGTGACGATGATGTGGATGACGGTGAAGACCAGGAAGACCAGGGCGACGAGTCACAGGATGACTCCGGCGACGAGAACGACCAGGGGGACGAAGAGGAAGTCATCACCCAAGAGGAGATGCGAAGGATCGCCTCGAAGGAGAAGAAGGACGGCCGACGTTCAGGCCGCAAGGCAGTGCTCGACGAGCTCGGGGTCTCCTCGGTGGAGGAAGCCAAGGCGCTCATCGCCAAGTCCAATGGCAAGAGCAAGCCAGACGATGAAGACACCGACGACACGTCGGAGCAGGAACGGGCACAGGCCCGGCGAGATCGTGAGCGAGATCGTCGAGTCGGAAAGGCTGAGCGAGCACTCATCCGAGCTGGTGCCAGGGATGACGACCGAACGCTGGCGGGCCTGGTAGTGATGCTGGGCCTGGAGGATGACTTCGACGACGATGACATCAACCAGTCCGTGCTCGACCTGAAGTCCCAGAACCCGGCCCTCTTCGGGGAGGCCGAGAAGAAGAAGAAGACGGTTCGTCCGTCCGACCCCGGTGGCAAGCCTCACAAGACTGGCACCGGATCCATCAGCCCTGGCAAGGCACTCTTCGCAGCCCGCCACGGCTCACCCTCCAACTCCTGACCGAAAGGTAAGTCACCATGACCACCATGGGCAGTCGTGGCGGTTTCGACATCGCAGTGACCGAAGAGTCCTGGGCCGGCAACGAAGATCGTCGCTGGCTCGGTACCCGGATGGGCACCGATCAGAACCGCTCCATCACGTTGGACGTCTCCACGTTCGACGCCTCCCACTTCACCGAGAAGGGCGCTCTCCCTTCGGGCCTCGTGCTCGGGAAGATCACGGCCACCGGGAAGTACGGCCCCTACACCGGGCTGACCCACGAGGTCGTCAAGTTCCTCGAGAGCGGCTCCGGCCTCACCTCCTTCACGATCACCTACGGTGGTCAGACCACGGCGTCCATCGACGACGATGCCACCGCAGCCCAGATCCTCGCCGCCGTCGAGGCGCTGTCGAACGTGGCCGTCGGTGACTTCATCGCCACCGGCTCCACCGTGGCCACCGGGGTGAACCTCTCGGTGAACCCCGACGGCCCCCTGAAGGGCACGAACATCGGAGCCTTCACCACCACCCCGACGGGTGGCACCGGGGCGGTCGATGTCACGGTCGAGACCGCTGGCGGTGCGGAGGCCAACAACGACGGTCGAGAGGTCGCCGCTGGCTTCCTCTTCACCACCACCAAGGTCGGCGTCGGTGACGGATCCGATCTCGCAACGGCAGCGGACGTCGGTGTGGCCCTGTACTGGGGTCCCGGCGTCATCAAGACGGCCTTCCTGCCGGCGTTCTCCGGAACGACCGACGGGGAGCTGGATGCCAACGCCAGCACCGATCTCGCCCACTTCATCCGCTTCGAGGACTGAGAGGATCTCATGAAGCTCATCTACGACCTCATCGAACCCAAGGTCCTCCTGGACTACACCCGCACCTGGGACAACGAGGTGCTGAAGAAGGACAACCAGTTCGCCCTGGGTGCCTACTTCCCCGACCTGATGACCGAGGACCTCGAGTTCCGGATCCGGAAGGGTTCCCTCAACGACGTGGACATCGCTGAGTACCGGGCGTTCGACACGCCCGCCCGCATGACCGACCGCCCCGGCGTGTCGATCATGTACGGCTCGCTCGGCCCGGTGTCCCGGCAGATCCCCCTCGGCGAGGAGGAGATGCTTCGGACGAAGGCTCTGGATCGCAACACCAACGATCCGATCATCCAGGCCATCCTGGACGATGCCGAGCGCATGATCCGAAGCGTGCAGGCCCGTCTCGAGCTCGCTCGTGGCGACATCCTCGACGATGGTGTGGTGACCATCGACGAGAACGGCCTCTCCATCACCGCCGACTTCCAGCGTCCGGCCGCCCTCTCCAAGACGGCGTCCAAGGTCCACTCCGATCCCACCGCCGACGTCATCACCGACCTCCTCGCCTGGCAGACCGCCTTCCAGGATGAGAACGGTGAGGATCCGGCTGAGATCATCGCCCCTCGGGCGACGGTGGGCCAGTGGCTCCTCAACGAGGAGGTCCGGACCTACGGCATCGGGATCAACGGCGTCCAGCCGCAGCGGGTCACCCGCTCGGATCTCGACACCATCCTCCAGGCTGAGGGGCTTCCGCCCATCCGCTACTACGACGTCACCGTCCGCAAGGACAAGGTGAAGACACGAGTCCTCCCCGCCAACAAGATCTACATGGTGGGGTCGGGCGAACTCGGCAAGACGCACTACGGTGTGACTGCCGAGGCGCTCAAGCTCCGGTCGAAGGGCTACATCACTCGGGAGCAGGCTCCCGGCGTCGTCGCCGTCGTGGTCGAGTCCGACCACCCGGTGCAGACGTTCACCGTGGGCACGGCGCTCGCCATGCCTTCCATCAACCCGCAGAAGGTCCTGGACGCCCAGGTCCTCGCCTGACGAGGAGGATCCCCGTGACTGCTGGACGTGTTTGTGCTCGTGGCTTCGACGTGAGGGTCGGAAGCCAGATCTTGACCTACCTCCCTGGAGATCGTGTTCCCGACGAGGTCGCCGCCTTGGTGGAGAACCCTGCCATCTGGACCCCTCGTGGCCAGAAGGTGGAGGACTACATCGAGCCTCCGGCGGAGGGAGAGATCGAGGAGGAGGAGTTCCTGGAAGAGGAGCACGACTACCTCGAGAGCATGACCGTCTCGCAGTTGCGGGGGTTCGCACACGAGAACAACATCCCGCTGCACGACGCCACCAAGAAGGCGGACATCATCGATGCAATCCGCGACGCAACCATTGACGGATGACGAGTGGGCCGCAGCCACAAGCTGGATCGGCACCTCGATCACTCGTGAGGAATTCGAGGCCCGCTACAACCGGCTCGGTTCCGTAGACCAAGCCATCATCGAGACGATCACATACATCATCTCGAAGATGAACGGACAGCCTGGGTCGTTCAGCCTCCCCTCTGGCCTAAGCGTCACCACGAGCGAGAACCTCAGGGCGTGGCAGTCCATCCTGGCTTCCTTCCAGTCTCGTGGTGGGCTGGGAGGTGCTGGCGGTACGAAGATCTACCAGAGGGTGCGAGAGGACTTGCGCTAGGGTTGCAGGATGGAGCTCGAGGAGTACATCTACGAGTCGCAGATCTCTGCAGAGCTAACGAGGATCCAGCAGCTCATCCTAGATCAGCGTGAATACGTTCGCAGTCGATTCCACCATAAAGCCCATCGCCTCTTCATCGCAGGCAGGGCCAAGCTTCTCATTGAGCGTGAGCTCGAGGATATGCAGATGGTCTCTGACGCTTACTGGGCGAAGGAGCTGACCAACGAGTATCGCAAGGGATACGCCAAGTCAGCCACAGAGATTGAAGAGATCATGAAGTACGAGGGCGTTTCTCGTAACAAGGCGATCTCACAGTCTGACCGGAGCTGGCTGTCTCGGCAGCGGAAGAAGGGCAAGGGAGACCTCGACAGAGCCCTGAAGGAAACTCTCGATCGATCCAACAAAGACCTGACCGGTCTGAAAGAGTGGGATGTCGACAAGAGGCTGAGCGCCAGCAAGGGATTCAGGCCTGTCACTGGTGGCTCCAGGAAGTACGCTCTTGACACCTATGGTGATCTCGTTACCAACATCCGTGGCGTGGCTGCCTATCAGCGTGGCTCCCTCGCAGCCATGAGGGACAACGGGGTAGAGTACCTTCGGGTGGAGGACTCTCCTCAGTGCGGCTGGAGTCGACACGACGACGCTGAGAAGGCAGACGGCAAAGTCGTCTCTCTCAACGAGGCCATGGCACACATGATGTCGCACGCCCACTGCGTGCGCCATTTCTACCCATACGGCAAGGAGAAGCCAAGCGGGTGGGATGAGTTCTGGGACAAGCGGAGCAAGCTGTTCAAGATCGGGGCCGTCGCTCTTGCTGCCGGTGCGGCTGGTGGTGCTGCGGCGGCTGGTGGATACTACGCATACACCAACAGGATTTTCATCCTTCAGTCTTTCAACGATTGGCTTCTGAAGTCTGAGCCACTCTGGAAGCAGTACGACCTTCGCATCAATGCACTGGTACACAATCTCGAGGCGGCAGCAAAGGCTGGCGCTGGCGATGTCACGGACATCTTCACTGGCAGGCCGCTTCAGGTCAACTACGACACGGTTCTTCTGAACGCTCGCAATGATGCAGTGAGGTACCTGGAGATCCCGACGTCAGGGATTCGCACTCACACGAAGTACATCCTTGGCCTGACCGGCGAGGAGGACCGCTTCACGCTCATCCGTCGGATCCAGGACTTCAACGACTACTTCGACTCGTACCGCAAGAGCGGGTACGGCCCGAACATCTTCAATTCGATCTCCAACCTGGAAAGTGACTCTCACCTTCGCGTGCTCGACAGCGTCGTAAATGGATATGGCAAGGACTACGGCTGGGGGCAGCACACAGGGTTCTTTGACGATCTCCGAAAGATCTCTGCCAAGAGGCGCAACGCACTCATGCGAGGTCCCGCCAACAAGTTCGCAGAAAACATCGAGAAGATCCTGCCAGATGGCAAGATCCTCAGACTGACACTCCCGGAGATCCAGGGGCAGAACAACGAGGGACTGCTGAGGTCCATCCGTGGGCGCATCCACATTGGCGAGTGGTTCCGTGGCATCGCCACGAACAAGCTCGGCGGAGAGCGTGTCGGCTCCATGCACTTCAATCACAACGGCATGGCACGGTTCGGCCTCCAGCTGCGTGACGACGGTCGATGGTACCCGAGGTTCAGCCTCATCCCCAAGTCGCCACTGCGTATCACTGCAAGAGTGAACCGTGGCATCCATGGTCAGTTCAACTCGATCTCTGGCGAGGTCAAACTCCTCCTGCCAGGCCCGTTCAATGTGAAGTCAAACTTCAACATGAACCTCAGGCACCTGCATCTGTTCGATCTGGCTGACTTCCGTGAGCTGACCCTCAGAGACATCGCTGGCACCTCCTGGGACGACTTCAAGATCAGGTCGCTCGCCCTGGAGTCCCGCATCAAGTTCATGAATCGCATCGACGTGAGTCGGGTGTATCGGATCAGCTGGGAGGACACGGTTGCCCTCTTCGCCAAGACCAACGACGACATCTTCGGCACTGGCGAGAGGTCTGTTCGCATCCTGCAGAAGATCGGGATGTTCGAGGAGCACTACTTCGGGAACTTCAAGAAGGACATGCTCTCTGGGTTCCCCAAGGCTCGCCGTGTCTGGGGTGGTGAGATCGGTGAGTACTACGATCGTCGTCTGGATGTGTTCCAGGAGTTCATCGACGAGTGGCTGACCTACGGGCCGGATCCGGTCAATCCGGCAGAAGGCATGGGGCTCTACTACAGGTTCTTCAAGGAGCCGGCAGTCAAGGAGATCCAGGCCATTGTAGACATGATCTACAAGGCCAAGATGAACTACCCTGAGTTCTTCAGCCCTGAGGGCGCCAAAACCTTCATGAAGATCCTGGCTGAGGAGCGATACGACCAGGCGCTCATGACCTTCGCAAATGAGATCACCAAGCTCAGCGAGGACAAGAAGAAGGTCTGGAACTACACCCACAACATGATCAAGGGCATGCACAAGAAGCTCTTCGTCGACTGGCCTGCCGATAGGCGACGTCGTGCATTCAAGCTCTTCCAGACAATGGACGAGGGTGAGATCCTCGAGTTCGCAACGAGCAACACGCTCATGCAAGACCTCAAGATCTACGCCAACAACATCTTCGAGATCGCCAACGAGCATGGCATCTCCAAGGAGGCAGCGCTCCAGCTGAAGGACGCCTCCAAGAGGAAGATCAACAAGGTCCTCCAGGCGATCGAGCGGATGACCCGCAACACGGATCGAGACCAGCTCATCCTGAACATGACGAGCACCAGGGGTTGGCAGCAGCTTGGGGGAGTCAGGTCGAAGACCTGGGAGGAGCTGATCGCCAACCACGAGAGCGAAGACCTGATCAACTTGATCGGACAGTGGGTGATCGACGCTGAGAACCTCGTTCCAGAGGTTCACCTGTCGATCATCAGGGACTATGCTCCGTACTTCTACAAGCACGGTGTCGACCCCAATGAGCTGGCTTACCTGATCGACTCCCTGGAGCACAAGCAGTTCACCGACAGGGCACGTGAGATCTTCATCCGCATCGCCAAGTCTGACATCTTCCACACCAGGGCACGAAAGTTCGACCTCCTGGAGAAGCCCATCGGGCTCTGGGAGACGTTCGAGAGCCACTGGGTTCAGCCTGAGCGGAACCAGATGCTCCTCCAGGGGTACGAGGAGTGGATTCAGAAGACCCTTCTCCGTCGAGGTGACACCTCGGCAATCCGATCCCTCGAGGGGTTCGACTATCGGGACAACCTGTCTGAGCTTGCCAACCGGATCTTCCACAGTCCTGGCCTGAAGGCTGACGACCGGATGGCAATGATCGATGAGATCGTGACAGACTTGGACTACCTTCAGGACAACGGGTTCAAGTTCGTCGACGTCATCGCAAGCATGGACTATCCAGCCACAGACCTTGTCAATCCACTCCAGTCTGCAACTGCGAAGATGGAGTGGGTCATGAAGATGTTCAGCGACGACCAGCTCCTGGATGTAAAGAAGTCTCTCTCCGTCTATCGAACCTACATCGATCAGTTCGGCCTTCACGACATCGATTGGAAGATTGTCAAGGCGGAGGCTCAGAAGATGGCCTCTTTCCACCTGAACGACAAGGAGTTTCACGGCCCCATCTCCTTCCTGTTCGGTGCTACCAGCCGTCAGAACATGCAAATGGTAACTGACGGCTTGATGTCTGGCTTCTTCAGCCCGACGAGGCTCACGGATGTTCCACAGCACGTGCTCACACATGAGCTTGGCCACGCTGCCAGCGCCCAGGAGTGGGCCATCTACAAGAAGGAAGGCGTTCAGTTCTTCATGGACATGCTGAACGACCTGAATGGAACTGCCTACAAGACGTTCGACGAGGTAGAGGATCACCTGAAGATCCCATTCCTGGAGAAGCTCAAGGCTGGGTCCGTACTCCACTCTGAGGGCGTCCAGGATGTATCAGAGATGCCGCTGTTGGAGTGGTACCAGGACTTCATGGAGTTCGGACAGGGCATGTCCTACTACGGCGGTGGCGGGAAGGAAGAGCGCAGGCTTCTGTTCTTCCTGATGGACCAGGCCAAGGAGAAGGTCTCTGATGAGATCTCTCAGTACGCATCGACCAACTTCTACGAGTTGTACGCAGAGATGTTCGCCAACGGTTTGCTCAGCGATGTGCCAAGCCCCTGGTCTATCAAGCTCATGAAGCTCACCCGTGAGATGAACACCGGGGTCAAGACGTTCACCAGGGTGGCTGCCGAGGTGAAGGATGTGGCAGAAGCTGTGCCGGACGCCGCACGCACCTGGGAGACCCTTCACGAAGAGGTGAAGCTGTTCTTCTCCAAGAGGTTCGACGTAGTTCGTGAGAAGCTCGACAAGGTCGTCACGGTTCTGAAGTCCATCAACGAACTGATCGGCCCCAGCGTGGACCAGATCCTCGCCTTCGGCGGGAACTTCATGAAGACCGTGGTAGACTGGATCTCAAGCGGCGGCACCCAGACACTCTCGACTCGGCAGATGAACTACCTCCGCAGTCAGTCCATCTTCGGAAGCCCAAAGTTGAAGGAGGTCGTCCGACAGTCTGAGTGGGAGGCTCTCCAGCGCACCAGGCGTGAGATGGGCTGGGACGTCAACGACTTCATGTTCCGGAAGGGCTATGACGTAGATCTGGCAACCGACGATGAGGCTGCTCGGTACATCCTCGACAATCTCGAGTACCTGAAGAAGCGCAACGTCGAGTTCAAGGACTTGAGACTGCCGTACAACTCCAAGCTCACGGCGGCACAGAACAAGCGCATCCAGGAGGAGTACCTGAAGGCGTTCCTGGAGGAGCCGAGGGAGTTCGCCAAGATGACCGGAATCATGCGACTCCAGGCTGAGAAGCTCGGGCTCAAGACCACGAACCTGTACACGCCAGACAACCTGAACAACATCGGATACAACGTGTTGGGCGTGTGGGTTCGTGACTATCCAGGGATGGCTGATGGCCTTCACATGACTGCCGGCCAGATGTGGGGGCACTTTACTCCCAAGGCGTGGCGGCAGATGGACCTGAACGTGAACGTCGGGTTCTACGGTCGCATTGACAGGCAGTTCTACGGCCAGTCGACCATGACGCATGAGCTCGGTCACGCCCTCACGCTCGGGAAGGGGCAGCTCCTGGACAACCCCAAGGGCCAGGATGCAGTGATCGACATCCTCAACAGCATGACTGGGCAGAGCTATCCGAAGACACTCCGTGAGGCTATTGCGCGGAACGACAAGGACTTCCTGGAGTACAGGAAGAGGATCATGGGGATGGAGCATCTCGTGAAGTACGGCGGGCAGCTTCGCTTCGAAGACTTCACCTACTACAACGACGCCGTCGCCGTCTACAGCTCGCAGCTCACGAATCATGGAGCAGACCTGGACAAGATCTTCCTCATGCACTACATCATGCGTGAGAATCGACACCTGATCGCAGGGAGGGTGAGTGGATACTCCGTCACCAACACGCACGAATTGATCGCTGAGCTCTTCCGCGAGGCCCTCCTGAGCTACGATCCCTCCCCTGAGGCTATGATGCTCCTCGAAGCAATCGCTGCCCTACTCTAAGGAACCACAATGACCACACCGAATGCATTGAAGCTGTGCGATTCGTGTATGTACAACATACCGATCGATGTTCTCAGTCCAACTCCGAGATGCTTCGTATTCCAGGATGGGATCCCAGACGACATCCAGCAGGGGTTCGACCATCGCAACTACTACCCTGGAGATCAGGGGATGACGTGGAAGATGTCCGAGACTGGGGGCGCAGCCTTCCAGGCTTGGCTTGGGCAGAGGGATGCTGATGATGAAGAGTGACGTCGAGATCACTTGTGGGCTGAACAACTCCGTCGTGGTCGATGGGGTGGACCTGACGGACAGCGTGGACTTCGTTGGGTTTCAGTTCGAGCCCGGCAACACGCTCCCGATCGTCACGCTCGGCATCAAGGGGGAGGTCAAGCTCGTCGGTGAGGCCAAGGTCGAGTACCTCAGAGAAGTTCCGACATCCACTATCATCTGCGAGTTCCTTGAGAGTCTCGACGTCAGGCTCATGACTGAGGTAGCCTTGGAGGGCGACCTGTCCGGGAAGTACCCGGTGTCCGAGGCATACATCAGATACCTGAAGGAGCGAGCTCTTGAGCGAGATTGATCTCTCCGGGGTCCAGGCATTCGCCGAGAGCCTGATGGTGGATGTCTGCCGGATCTACGACCCGGAAGACAAGCTGGAGGGTGCCTGGAACTCAGACACTGGCACCTACGACCCTCCCACCCCGGTCTACAAGTACCAGGGAAAGTGCCAGATCTGGTCGTCCAAGCAGGGCGCTCGCACTGCCCCATCAGGCGGCGCTGACACGAAGGAGTTCGCCTACTTCGTAGACATCGTGAAGGACTCTGCCGAGGTGAGGGTGGAGGACCGCATCGACGTCCTGTCGGTATCTGACCAGGGGAACCAGGATCTTGTCGGGAAGACGTTCGTGGTGGAGTCTGTCGACCTCTACACGTACTCTGTCTCCAAGACGATCAAGTGCGTCATGGTGGAGGATGCGCCGTGAGGACTGTGGGTGGCAAGGCCATCCGAATGAAGTTCGACGACCTTGCCGAGGCGCAGAAGCGGATGAAGGAGATCTCCAAGGAAACACCGGAGGTCGTTGACGGCGTGACCAAGGGGATCGCCACAGACCTGCTTGCTGCCGTCCAGGAGAACCTCACCGGCAAGGCCGGCATGCCACGAAGGGTGACCGGGGAGTACCAGGCGAGCTGGAGCATCGTGAAACTCGATGGCAGCATCTTCCGACGTCGATACGCATTGGCATCAAGCGCCCCACAGGTTCGCAGGCTGGAGTACGGGTTCGTTGGAGAAGATGCGATGGGTCGCCTTGTTCAACAGGCTCCACTCCCACATCTCAGACCGGCAGCAGAGACGGTCATGCAGGGTGTTCGAGACAAGTACAAGGATGCGCTCAGGGAGATGTTCCAATGACTGATCGTTCCGAGTTCTTCGAAGCTCTGCGGTACGGCTTGCAGGAGGCGACCGGCAAGCCAATCGGCCTATCTCAGATTCCGAGCGGTGAGGACCTTCAGGGCGCCACCCTAGAGCTTCCCTACGCCATCATCTACCCTATCGTCAGCTCCTCTGCCGGAGCGAAGATGTCAGGGACAGAGGACAGCAAGGACGAGGTCTTCCAGGTCACCAGCGTCGGCAAGAACCCGAAGCAGGCTGGGTGGATGTCTGACCGCATCAACGAGGTCATGACCATGAAGGTCGGCGCGTCCTACATGTACCCACTTGTGGACGAGGCCTGGGGCGTCGAGTGGCGGCTCTGTGACCAGCTAGGGGCTACACTTCCTACGGGCAGATCAATGTTCAACCAATTCGACAACTACAGAATCCGGAAAGGTAGGGCTTGACATGCCTGCCAAGTTCATCAAGATCACCAAGCCGGGAGTGCCCGATCTCTTCGTGCACCCTCGATCGTTCGACATGGTCTACAAGGCGAAGGGGTATTCCACCTCGGATGCCCCCACCCACGGACCCGACACACAGCCCGTCGAGGTCAATCCCGACCCCGACCACAGGGTCGACGAAGACGCCGACCTCAATCTCGATCTCTCTGAAGGAGAAGTCTGATGGCAGTTCGATTCATGCAGAAGGGGACTACGAAGTTCTACTTCTACCCCGCCCTCACCGGCGCTGGTGGCGTTCCCGATGCCAGCACCGACAACACTGCGGCCGAGGACGTCACTGGCGACATCGCTGAGGTCTCCGGCTTCAACTTCGCCAACGATCCCATCGAGACCCCGGACATGGAGAACACGTTCACTCCGTCCATCCCGGGTCGAGACAAGGCCGACAACTCGTCCATGACCTTCTACGACCGGGTGGGCCTCGCCAACAACCCGGCGAAGGCTTCCATGCCGAAGGGGACCACCGGCTTCATGGTGATCTTCCCCTACGGTCTGGCCGGTGCCTCTCCGGCTGCCGGAGACGAGTGCGACGTCTGGCCGATCCAGGTGGCTTCGGTGAGCCGTGGCTACTCCGCCGGCAACGAGGCGTCCAAGAACGTCTTCATGTTCACCATCACCGACGTCCCGGTGTTGGACGCCGTAGTCATCGCCTGATCACCCACAACCCAAGGAAGTAAGGAACCAAGACACCATGACAGCTCCGAAGAAGAACACCAACAAGCCCATCACCATGGATCACCTGCGGTCCACCAAGAAGCCGCAGACGTACACCACATGGATCGTCTCCGACTACAACCTAGTGGACGAGTACGAGAACCTCACCGCCCTGGTGGAAGAGGCTCGCAAGAGGTATGGGCTCTTCCCGGACATGGAGGGTGTCTACCCTGAGCTGGCTCGACTGGAAGACGAGCTGGAGGAGCTCATCCGGCGCATGCGGGATCCTGAGAACTCCATCAAGTTCGTCTTCCAGTCGATCGGCAGCAGGCGGTACGAGGATCTCGTCGCCGCACACCCGGTCACCGAGGCCACCAGGAAGAAGCTGGAGGAGATGGGTGTTGAGCCCGGCTCGCTCTCCTTCGAGGTGGACACCTTCGCCCCGGCCCTCATCGCAGCATCGTGCATCGAGCCGAAGCTCACCGAGGAGTTCGTCCTCAACGAGATGGTGGGTGGCGAAGACGGCGCATGGTCGCAGTCTGAGATCAAGCAGCTCTACGGTGCGGCGTTGGAGGCCAACGTTCGCATGCGCAACGTGGAGTTGGGAAAAGGATTCAAGAAGACCCGGCACTCAACGAAGAGCTGAGGTACTGCGTCCCTCTGGGGATTCCACACTCAGAGTTCCTCTCTTGGGGGGAAGCGGATCAGGAGAAAGCACTTGAGTGGAACAGGATTCAGAACGAGAAGTGTCCTTCTTGTGGAACCATCTCGTCACTCTGGCTAGACGAGGACGGGATACCATACGCTGAAGAGCCATACGAACTCCACTCACGAAAGTGCTACGGGTGTGTGGTGATGGATGCGGAACAGGAAGTCATTTCCGACGCAAAGGAGAAGGGAATCTTCCTCTTCTTCACCAAGCGGATGAAGGGAATCCTGAGGAATGAATGAAGACCTCCTGAAGATGAGCCTGGAGGCGGACGCCCAGAACTTCGTGTCTGGGATCGACAAGGCTGCCAACGCATTGGGGACTCTGAACAAGGGTCTCCAGTCGGTGCAGACTCAGATCGAGAAGTTCGACCAGCTTCTCAACAAGGTCGGCCATTCCATCACCGGGTTCGGTGTGGGCATCGAGCTGTCGCTCGCATTCGCCGTCAAGGGTGCCTCAGACTTCACGGATGCCATGAACAACGTGTTCACGATCGTGGAACGTTCTTCCAAGGCCGGCAAGGAGATGGCCGGAGGCATCCTCGAGATCAGCAAGAACTACGGAGCTGGAGCCAAGGAACTCGCCGAAGCCCAGTACCAGATCGCATCCTCCGGCGTCTCGGCAGACAAGGCCATGAAGGTGCTCGAGGTCAGCACGAGGGCTTCGGCTGCCGGCCTGACGACGACGTCTGTCTCCGCCAAGGCGATCACCGCTGCGCTGAACGCCTACGGCATGAGCGCAGAC